AGTATTGCCGCCGTGTCGAGTTTCAAGCGACGCAGGAGCGCGATGGCGAGCCGTGGCGGCCGTCGATCCATATGCCGCGCTGGGCGTCGCGCATCACGCTCGAAGTCACCGGCGTGCGCGTCGAGCGGTTGCAGGACATCACCGAAGCAGACGCGCAGGCCGAAGGCGTTGGGCTAAGCGACGACCAGACCTACCCGTACACGTTTGCGTACGCGAAGTTGTGGGAAGAACTCAACGGCAAAGGGTCTTGGTTAGCAGACCCGTGGGTGTGGGTCATCGAATTCAAGCGCATTCCGGAGGCATCATGAAAACCGCCCTCGCCCTGGTTGGCGCCGTCGTTCTCGCGCTCGCCCTGCTCGGTTCCATCGGCATCGGCCATTTCCGGCTGACCTACAGCGTCGCGCCGCTCTCGTGCGCAAAGGCGGAAACATGAGCGCCCATGCAACGATTGCCGAGCGCATTCGGACGCTGATGGCTGACGGCAAGCCCCGCACCGCCGCGCAAATCGCCAAAGACATCAAAGCTATCCCTGCCCGCGTGAACGATTTCCTGCGGCTTACCCGAGAGCCTGGGTTCGATCAGGAGTTCCGCGCGTTCGACCGCGGCGGCTATCGAAAGGCAATCCGATATGTGCGCGGCAGAGGCGAAAACGTCCAATACCGCAACTGCCCACCTCGCCGGGTAGCTCGTCGGTCTGTCGCGGATAAATGGTGGCCGGCCGCCGATGTCGTCGTGCTGCGGTCATTTGACGAAATGGTGCGGGGAGCGCGAGCATGAGCGAACAACTGATTAGACCTCTGCGCGACCAACTGGTCCGCATCGAGAGTGCCCTTTGCGACACTCGCCCCAAGCAGGCTGTGGGAGAAATGGTGGTGCATGCGATCAAACTCGCGGACGCTGCTATGGAGTCGGCAGGCTTCCCCGATGGCGGGAAGAGTGAGGCGGTGGCGTGGAACGCTCTAACTGACGAAGATCGCAAAGCCGCGTTCGAGTCGCTTCCTGACATGCTCGAAGGGTTCCTGAAGAAGTGGGGGTGGCTGAACTTTGCCAAAGAGATTGAGCGTCGCTGTATGGAGAAGAACGCCGCCCCGCAAGCCGAGTGCGCTCCGCGTGAGGCTTTGACCGATGCGGCGCGCGACGTTCTCGGGGAGCGTCGGCGCCAGGTGACCGCTGAAGGCTGGACGGCTGAGCACGACGACCAGTATCTAGGTAGAGAGCTAGCGGGGTCAGCGGCCTGTTACTGCCTGGGCGCTTTGGGCTTGAATTACGAAGCGTTTGAGAATTTCTGGCCGTGGGATGAAAAGTGGTGGAAGCCGACGAATGCGCGACGCGATCTTGTCAAGGCCGCCGCGCTGATCCTCGCCGAAATCGAGCGCCTCGACCGCGCTGCTATCACCGCCAAGGAGCGCCCATGAGCCTCCCTCACCTGCTTATCGGCGCGGCCATCGGTGCAGGCGTCAACATCACGCTCGGCTCACGGCGCATCGGCATGAGCAACTGGCAATACTGGGCGGTGCACGGCTTTGTCGTGTGCGCGATCTTCCTTGGAGGTATGCGATGAGCGGAGACTTCAAAGTCTGCAAGGACTGCAAGAATTTCGACGACTTCGGCTTCAACTGCGTGCGCGGAGAGCGACAGGTCGGAGTAGACATCGTCCACGGGTGGCCGGTGCATAAGTACACGGTCTTGCGTCGCGCGGCAGATGAGCGCGGCAGCATTCTGCCGTGGCGATGCGGGACGAAGGGCCGCCACTTTGAATCGAAGGTGCAGCCATGAGCGCCGTTCGCCCGTACTGGCTGCGGCATCCGATCCAGCTTCGCATCGTCGCCGCGGTCGTTCTCGTCGCCCTGCCGGTCATGTTGCCGATCATCGCCGCTATCACCTACCGGCGCGAGATCGCCGCCGAAGTCGCCGCGCAGTACCGCTTGACGTTTCACGCGCTCATCAAGGGGACCAACGCATGATTGCATCGACCAGCTACGCGGCCTACTTATCGGTGCGCGACGACGGCACGAAGGCCAACCAGCAAGCGAAGATTCTGGCGCTGCTGCGCACGATCCCGGCGACGGCGTTATCGCGGCTCGACATTGCCAACCTGACCGGCATCCGCTTGTCGTCGGTCTGCGCGCGCGTCAACGAGCTGCGCGGCGACGGCCTAGTGATCGAGCCCGGCACGCGCAAATGCCCGCACACAAGGATGACCGTCAAGACCGTGCAGGCCGCGCCCGATCTTTTCCACTGAGGAGCCGATATGCAAACAGTCGCACACGAAAGCTCGCTTGGCCGCCTCACGCTGCGCACGGCGAAGCCAGACGACGATAGCCGCGTGCCGATGTTCCGCTCTATGGAAGCCGCGCTGCTGTTCGCGTACACATGGCGCGCACGGCCGGGCGTGAAGATCGGCCAGATTGGCGAGTTCACCGGCAAGGATGGCGCGGCGATGCTCAGCATTCACGAGCGCAAGGCTCAGGCGCAGTTCATTCTCGACGTCATCGAGTCGCACCTGTCGCACGATCAGCGCGCATTGCTCGATGCCACACACGGCGGCGAACGTGGCGAGCGTCACGCGGGAGTCGAGCGGCTTGTCTGCCTGCTGGAGCATGTCAACCGGAACCGCGCACTCGTACGCATGATCGTCGCTCGAGACTTCGTGTATGGCGAGGGATATTCCCCTAGCCTGTCACGCATCGCGCGAGATTGCGGCGTCAGCGCTACGACCGCATGCCGCGTAGCCGCGCAGATCACGCCCGAGCTTGCGGAGTTGCGCAAGGCGACGCACGCGAAGTTACGGCCGGCGTTTGAACGCAGGGGCTGGATAGCGCGGGAGGTAGAGCAAATTCAGTGAATTTTCCTCTTGCGTTATAGATGCTGTAATAGTATCTTTACACCTATTGCAGCATCCGACACGACAAACAAAGGAACGACGATGGAAGCCCAAGAAATCATCCGCACGCACGTGGTAGGCCAGCAAGTCGAGTTCACCGGCAATATGACCATCGACCTCGGTGACATGCAGTGCAACATCCGAAAGGGTTCGCGCGGCGTCATCGTCGTCGCGCACCACGACAACGAAGATCTTGAGCATCCCAACGTCGACGGGTTGTTTATCGTGGAAATCCCGACGCGCCACAAATATCGCGTTTGGGTTCGCGCCTGGCGCATCTGCGCACTCTGACAGCCGCCAGCACTGCCCGAACCCTCATTCAGCAACCAACAAAGGAACCGAGCATGTCTACCGAACTGACCGTATTGGACCGAGCCAAGATTGCGCTTCGCAGTACTGACCACGAACCCGCACTCGTCGAGCTGGCAAAGCAAGCCGCCGACATTATCGCGATCAAGAACGCAGACGGCCGCACTCAGGTGCACGGCGCGTACATGGTGCTGAAGAACCGGCGCACGGACATTCGTCGTGTCGGTAAGGAAGCGCGCGACGACGCGACGAAGTTCAGCAAGGCAGTGATCGCCGAGGAAGATCGGCTTGTTGCCCTCATCGAGCCGGAAGAGACGCGCCTGCTGAAGTTGCGCGAAGGATGGGATACGGCCGTTGAAGCCGAGCGCCGCGAGAAAGTGCAGGCCGCCCAACGCCGCAAGGACGAGATCCGCGCCAAGCTCGACGAACTGCGAGCGGTGCCCGTCAACCTGGTCGACGCGGCTCCCGATCGGATCGCGAACGCCATCGCCGACATGGAAGCGTTCGAAGTGGTCGCCGCCGAGTTCGACGACCAGCTCGACGCCGCGCACCTCGCGCGCACCGACGTTCTCGCCAAGCTGCGCGACATGCACGCGACCGCGGTCCGCCGCGCCGAGGAAGCCGCGCAACTGGCCGCCGAGCGTGCGGCACTGGCGAAGCAACGCGCAGAGCAGCAGGAACGCGAGCGCCAGGCTGCCGCCGCGCGCGCCGAGCAAGAGCGCAAAGACCACGAAGCACGAGAGGCAGAGGAAGCGCAACGCCGAGAAGCACAACGCAAGGCTGACGAAGCGATGCGCGCCGAGCGCGAGGCGCACGAGAAGCGCATGGCCGAAGATCGCGCCGCGGTCGCCCGCCAAACTGCCGAGCTGGCCGCCGAGCGCCAACGCATCGCCGACGAAGAAGCCGCCCGCCTGCGCGCCGAAGAAGCCGTTGCCGCCGCCAAGCGTCGCGCAGCCGAAGAAGCGGCAGCCGCCGAGCGCCGCGCACAAGCCGAGCGCGATGCAGCCGAACGCCGTGCACGCGAAGCCGCCGAGACTGCCGTGCGCAACGCCGCGCCCGCGATGCTCGAAGCGCTGGAGCACATCGCCGAGTACTGGAACCGCGACCGCAACGACGAAGCGATGCACAACGCGCTCTGGCACATCATCGAAACCGCCGAGCAAGCTATCGCCCTCGCCCGCCAGACCGAAGCGCAGGAGGAGGCAGCATGAGCCTCACCAAAGGACGAATCGAACGCACCGGGCGGATCGTATTTCACGACGCCGCGTTACACGTGTGGGAAGACGGAATCAGTGACGCGCGCGACGCCGGCGGCTACGAGGGCGGCAAGCGTTGGGAGCGGCAATTCAAGCGCGACGTTTTTGCGCGAATTATCCAGGCGCTAAACCGGCTCGGCTGGAACTGCGCCATGCCGACCATCGACGAACGCGACGTCAAGCAATACGGCGGCAACGTGGCTCGATGGTCGGCAGAACGAAAACGCTTCTGCATGAAGGGCGATCTCAAGGCTGACTTGTCGATCAGCGGTCGATGCATTGAGTTCAAGATGTTTCAGTCGATCAACACTCCGACGCGCCCCGACCATGATGGCCGGTATGAGTCGGATAAAGAGGCATGCATGCCCTACGCGATCCGCCTAGAAATGGAGCGCACGCGTCGCCGCATCCGGGATTACCTCTGCAACGTCTTCACTGGCTACGAGTTCGACGCAGAGAAGCACAGCATCTATCGCAAGCCGCTCGAAAAAACCGCGCTCGAGCGGATTCACGAGCGCTACGCAGAAAGCTGGCACTTTAAAGGCGACTGGCCGGGCTATCTGGAAAAGAATGGCTCGATGGATTACAACCGCAAGTCAGCCGATGGAGCGCAGCTTGAGCACGGTCAGCGCGTTTGGTTCGCAGACCGCAAAGGCCGCATTGTAGAAGGGACCGCATACTACAACATCAACAACATGTGGTGGGTCGTCATGGGTCGGTACGACTACACGAACGAAGCCTGCTTCGAGTTGTATACAAAGTGTCCGGAGAACCCGCGCATCAAGCGCAATGCTGGTCTGCGCCGCAAGCGCCTCGAGCGCGAACTGGCGAAGGCCGTCGAGCGGATGGACTTCGAGCGCGCCGCGGTGCTGCGCGACATTGCATTCCCCGGCAATCCGCAACTGTTCAACGTGTGGCACGACGAACACAAGCTCTATCACTGCGCCGGATTTTGCGGCTACACGAGCGATCAATCGAAGGCCGGCAAGTTCACCGCCGACGAGGTGAAGGGATGGAGCGCGGCGCCGAACCGCGTGATTGAGTTCGGCGCAGCGCGGGAGGCAGCATGAGCAAGACATTTGTTTATGACCGGTTCGACTGCACGAACGGCGGATCGGCGCACTGCTACGGATGCTACACGATGGATGCGTCGAGCGACGGCGACTATGTGCGCGCCGAGGACGCTATCAACCGCGAAGCCGTGCTGCAAGCCGAGATCCGCACGCTACAGGTGCAATTGAAGGATGCGCGAGCCATCGATGCCAACTTTAAGAACTTCCATCGCCAGTTGTGCGAACGCTTCGGTTACGTGCACGACGAAAAGGACTGGAAGCGCGATCAGGTATCGCTAATCGAATGGATTGCGAAGCAGGAACCTAGCGCCGCGAAAGTGAGTGACGAGCAAATCCGAATGGCGATGATTCTGACGCCGGCATACTGCGACGACGGCGACTATCAGCACTGGATTCGCATGGGTCGCTCAGTTCTCGCGCTTGCGGCCTCACCGAAGGAGCGGGTATGAGCGCCGTTTTCGACCTTGTGGAGAGTGACAAGGACGTCATCACCGTGCGTGGGCGCGATCCGCTGCCTTGGTGGAAGCTCGGCAGCCTCTGCCGCTATTCCTCGTCGGCGTATCGGGAGGCGTCGTGGAAGCCGCTCATAGTCACAATCGTGCTCGAACACTACGAGATCAAGCGCAAGACGCCGAAAGGCTGCTGGATCGATGACTTCGGCGTTGAGCGATTCATTCTCGATGGCGCGCGCAAGAAGTGGGCATATCCGACCGAGGAACTGGCCCGCGAGTCATTCATCGCCCGGAAAGAGTGGCAGATCCACCACCTGCAACGGCAGCTTGAGCACGCGCAAGCAGCGCTGGCGCATGTGCAGGCAATGACGTAAGGCAGTCGCGCAAAATATTTCGCACGAAGCGCTTGCGTTATGGATGCTGTTACGGCATCATTCAATCACCGCAGCACAACAACAACCAAACGGAAGGAAGTCATCATGCAAACAGCCGCACACGCCAACAACGCGTTATTATTACGCTCCCACGCAGTGTTCCGCCCGCGCCAGTCCGCTGTCGCGGGAAAAAATTTGCGCTTGATGGATGCTGTAATGAATAACGATAGAAACGCTAAGCCAGTGCCGACGCCCGTATCGCTGGACGTGCTTCGCAATGCTGGCGAACAGTACATCGCCGACGTCCTAACCCTCGCCGAACTTGATCGCCAATCGCGGATCGCAGCAAAGTTTCCCGATGTGTACGCGCTGCTGCGCGAGCTCGGCGACGAATGGGACCGTCACGCAGCGCTCTACCCCGACGCGGCCGCAGACGGCTGGCTCGGCCTACTGATGACGCGGGCCAAGGTGCTGCGTGCAGAGATCGACGGGATTGCCAATGAGATGCGCACTTGATTGGGCGATCGCTGCGGCGGTGTGCCTCGCATTGAGCGCACAGGCCGCACGCGACGCACTCGGGAGCCTGACATGACGGACGGCGCTGAGTGGCGGCAAATGCAGGAGCAGGAAGAGCAACAGCAGTACGAACAGGAACGAACGGAAACCAAAGGAGCGAAAAATGGCAATCGTCACGCTGATTCTCGGCACGTCAGGAACAGGCAAGTCAACCGCGATGCGCGAGTTGGACCCGGCGCAAACGCTGTTGATCCAGGCTCTCAAGAAGCCTGTGCCTTTTAAGCGCAACGGCTGGGGCTACCTGTCGAAAGAAAATGCCGCCGGCAACATCATCGTATCGGACAAGTCGGGCGACATCATCAATTACATGCGGCGCACCAAGCGCCCGGTAATCATCCTGGACGACTTCCAGTACACGATGGCGAACGAGTTCATGCGCCGCAGTGACGAGAAGGGTTACGACAAGTTCACGGACATCGGCCGCAATGCATGGGAAATCATGAACGCCGCCGCCGCACTGCCCGATCACGTCCGAGTCTACATCCTCTCGCATACCGAGGAAACCGATGCCGGCAAAACCAAGATGAAGACGCTGGGCAAGATGCTCGACGACAAGGTCTGTCTCGAGGGCATGGTGACCATCGTCCTTCAAACCGATGTTCTGGACCGCGACTATCGATTTGTCACGCAGAGCAACGGACGCACCACCTGCAAATCACCGATGGGCCTATTCGAGACGGACACGATCCCGAACGACCTGGCCGCGGTCGACGCAGCGATCTCCGATTTCTACTCTCTCAACGCCGCTACGGCTTAACACTCAGGAACGAACCATCATGTCATACGCACTCAGCAAAGAAGCCACGGAAGCGGCGCGCAAGTCGGAGAACCGCACCTCGTTCATCGACGAGAAGGGCAAATACGTCGGCGTGTTCACCAAGGCCGAAGACATCAAGGCCAGGAGCGGCGCGCGCGGCATCGCGTTCTCGTTCAAGGGCAATGATGGCGTGTTGTCGAACTTCTCGATCTACACCGAGAAAGCAGACGGCACGAAGCTAAACGACTACGGCCTCGTGATCGCGATCATGACCTGCCTCAGCATCCGCGACATGAAGCCGACGCTGTCGAAGCTCGTCGAGTATGACCGCGACGCGAAAGCGAACGTCGAGCGCGAAGCGATGCAGTTCACGGAATTGCTCAACAAGCAGATCGGCGCGCTGTTCATCATGGAGGAATACGAGCGCCAAGACGGCGGCTTCGGATGGAGCGCACGACTCAACGCCGTGTTCCGCGCCGCTGACGAGCTGGTCGCCAGCGAGATTCTGGACCGCAAGACGCACCCGGAAAAGCTCGCATCACTCGTTGAATCGCTGCGCGATCGCCCGCTCAAGAAGAAGGCCGGCGGGAATGCGCGGTCGAGCGGCGCGCGCGGCAGCGATGACGGCATGCATGGCGGTGCGTTCGATGACGGCGCGCCCTTCGACGACCAGATCCCCTTCTGATCAAAAAAATTTCCCACGATAGGATGCTTTTACGGCATTATAGATGCCGTGAACGGCGCCTTACTTGACGTGCCGCCGGCCACCCGCTGGCGGCAACCAGGAGAGCAGCATGCCGCAGTTCACGCACTGGTTCGACAAGCGCACTACCCCGCGTCACGTTGGCGTTTATGAGGTGCAGCACAAGCCGAATGGCAAGCCCCTCTTTCGCTGGTTCTCGTACTGGACTGGCAAGCATTGGTGTTACTCGGCGCAGACGCCTGACAACGCATATGCGTGTCGGCACATACCGAGCCGCGAAGCCAAGCGTCAAGGCGGCTTCGAGTGGCGCGGCGTGCTGCGCAAAAAAATTTGACCGCATTGGATGCTTTTACAATTGCTTAGATACTAAAAAGGAATAGAAATGAGCCTCAGCCTTTTTTCCATCGCCGGCGAGTACCGCCAGCAACTCGACCAGCTCGAGCAAATGGGCCTCGACGAACAGACGTTCAAAGACACGCTGGAATCGATCAACGGCGACATCGAAACGAAGTCGATCAACGTCGCGATGTTCGCGCGCAACCTGGAAGCGAGCGCGGCGGCGATCGAAAGCCAGATCGAAATCATGGCTGACCGAGCGGCGGCGATCCGCAAAAAGAGCGATCACGTGAAGGGCTATCTGCTCGCGAACATGGAGCACGCGAAGATCCAGAAGATCGACTCGCCCTACTTCGTGCTGTCGATTCGCAAGAACCCGCCGTCCGTGGTGATCGACAACGAGTCGGAAGTGCCGCCGTCGTTCCTGACGATCCCGGAGCCGCCGGCGCCTCGCCTCGACAAGACCAAGCTGAAAGAAGCGCTCAAGAGCGGCCAGATCGTACCGGGCGCGCACCTTGAACAGAAGACCCGTCTGGAGATCAAGTAAATGAGCGCGTACATCTTCGACACCGAAACCACGAGTGCGAACGAGCCCGAACTGATCGAGGCGGCTCATTTGTTGATGAGCGACGACCTCAACGATAGCCAGCCGGAGGACGTGTTCCTGCAACGGTATCGGCCTAACAAGGCGATCAGCTTCGGCGCAATGGCCGTGCACCACATCCTGCCGTCCGATTTGGTCGACTGCCCGCTGAACAGCGAGTTTCGTCTGCCGATCGACATCCGATACATGATCGGCCACAAGGTCGATTTCGATTGGGAAGTGGCCGGCTCGCTGAACGTTAAGCGCATCTGCACGTTGGCGATGGCGCGGCGCGTTTGGCCGGATGCGGAATCGCACACGCTCGGCGCACTCAGCTACATGCTGAGCAGTGACCTCGAAGCAGTTCGTCTGGAGCTGCGCGACGCGCACAACGCGCTGGCCGACTGCTACCTCTGCGCCCGCGTCCTGTACGCAATCATCGAGCACAGCGGCGAAGACTTGCGCACGTGGGAAGACGTCTATCAGTTCTCTGAGCGCGCACGCATCCCGACGCATATGTCGTTCGGCAAATACGCCGGCCGCGCTATCGCGGATGTCCCGTACGACTATCGCGCGTGGTATTCCCGCCAGCCCGACACCGATCCATATCTGCTGAAAGCGTTCGGCTTGCCCTTCACTTCCGCAGCCTAGCAGGAGGCCGCCATGCACACCATCTTACGCATGAAGTCGAGCGGGTACAGCGAATACGGATTCGACGGTGTTCGCTCATTCATTCGCAGGACGGTGAGCTGGGGAGAGATCCCGTGGTGCTGACGCAAGCCGACTGTTTAGCGCGATTCCATGCCGCGGTGCGCGACGGGCGCAGCGGCGACTACGGGGCCGCGCAAAAGATCGTGGAGCGCGTTCGGAGCTTGGCGGGCGAGGAAGCCGCCGAACGCGCCAAGCGAGAACTTTGGGCATATATCAAAAGCGAAAAGAGAGCATGAATATCTACCGACACCAGTTCGTGAGCCATTGCCCGAACAACGACAAGCCGATCATTTACGCGTTATCGATCGAAACCGATGGGGTGATTCAGGTCGAACACATCGTCACGGCGGCAGCTCTGCACAAGCGCGCGTATCACGAGGCAATCGCCGACGACTTGCATGCGCGATTTGGTGGCAAGCAAGTCATGACCGCGCATCACCACGGCGTCGACATCGAAACGGTGCGGCCATGAAGGAAACCATCGGCGAGCGCATCAGGCGACTTCGCGGCGATCGGAACATGACGCTTGCGGCCGTTGGCGAGCGCATCCGCATGCATACCAGCTACATCGGCCAAGTGGAGCGAAACGAGCACGCTCCCGGACTGATGATGGCGGCCGATCTGGCAAAGCTCTTTGGCGTCAGCCTCGACTACATCGCGGGCCTAACTGAGCATGAGCGCAACCCCTACGTCCACAGTGGAGCGCGCGCATGATTCACTATCACGGCACTCCAATTACACCGTCGACGGCCGCCGTCCGCGCTCTGTCCGCCGGCCACGCATTCGTTTCCTTCCAGCATCCGGAGCAACTTGGACTTGCGCTCGAAGTTGCATCGTCGTTCGCGATCGACAATGGCGCCTTCTCCGCGTGGCGCAGTGGCAAACCAGTAACCGACTGGCGCCCGTTCTATGAATGGGTTGCCGAACTGCACCGATACCCATCATTCGATTTCGCGGTTATCCCTGATGTGATCGACGGCGACGAGGCGGCAAACGACGCCCTGCTTGACGAATGGCCATGGCGCGAGCGCGCGCCTCACGTTGGCGCGCCGGTTTGGCATCTGCACGAAAGCATCGAGCGCCTAGAGCGTCTAGCGCTTGCGTGGCCGCGCATCTGCCTTGGAAGTTCGGGCGAGTTCGCAACAGTCGGCTCGCCGGCCTGGTACACGCGCATGTCGGAAGCAATGGACGTCATATGCGACCGCGACGGCCGGCCAGTCTGCAAGCTGCACGGCTTACGCATGCTGAATCCGGACGTTTTCACGCGCTTCCCGCTTGCCAGCGCCGACAGCACGAACATCGGTCAGAACATCGGTATCGACAGCAAATGGCGCGGCCCGTACACGCCACCGACAAAAGAAGCCCGCGCGCAGGTAATGCGCGAGCGCATCGAGGCGCACCAGTCCCCGACATTTTGGGTGCGCTCGATCGCACCGATTCAAACCGGCTTCGCCTTGGAGCATGCATGACGACACACCCCTTATCCGGCATCGCGCCAACGCAGCGGAGGGCGCGATGAAAGAAACGATCTTCCTGACGCCACAGAGCCGCGCATACGCTGCCGAGTGCCTTCGCCGCCGGCCCGATGGCCACATGCTCGTGCTTCAAGAGCGCACGCGCAGCACGCATCAAAACGCCCTGCTGCACCATTTGTTCGGCGCCGCCGCCAAGCATGCCAAGTTTCATGGCCGAGCGCTGACGCCGACGCAATGGAAGGTGTTGTTCATCAGCGGCCACGCGATCGCATCCGGCATTGGCGCCGACATGATTCCGGGCCTTGAAGGCGAGTTCGTCAATATCCGCGAATCGAGTGCGCAGATGGGCGTGCGCCGGATGAACAGCCTGCTCGAGTACGTGACCGCGTGGATGACGACGAACGACATCCCGCTCAGTGCGCCGCCGGGATATGAGGAGTTGGCAGCATGAGCAAAGGCACGGTGCTTCTACTCTGCAACCTGACGATGAATTTTGCCGATCCGTGGCTCGACGGCGGCTATCGCGTCGTGATGGTTGATCCGCAGCACGAGCGCACCGCAGACGATGGCCGCATTTTCCGCATCAAGGGAACCATTCTCGAAGCGATGCCATTTCTACGGCACGTGATCAAGAATGAGCGCGTCGTTTTCGGCGCCGCGTTTCCGCCCTGCACGGACATGGCCGTCTCTGGCGCGCGATGGTTCGAGCACAAGCGAAAAGTCGACCCGATGTTTCAGGCCAAGGCCGTCTCGATAGCTGAGCAGTGCCGCACGATTCTTTTGCTGATTGGCGCACCCGGCTTCCTGGAGCAACCCGTAAGCGTTCTCTCGCGAGTGTTCGGTAAGGCTCAGTACTCGTTTCATCCTCACCAGTACACCGGCCACTGTCCGGACGACAACTACACGAAGAACACGCAACTGTGGACCTTCGGCGACTTCGTGATGCCGCCCGAATGCAGGCTCGACACGCTGGGCTCGCCAGACGATCGCATCCATAAAGCCCCGCCGGGAGACGAACGGGCTAACTTCCGAAGCGCCACGCCCCGCGGCTTTTCGATCGCGTGCTACATGGCAAACGCGCCTCATCTGCGCGCGCAAAGGATCGCCGCATGATCCGCGCCACTCTCAAGCCGAAGAAATGCCGAATCTGCAAGCGCACCTACACGCCGATCCGCAGCATGAGCATCGCTTGTTCCGTGCCGTGTGCGATCGAGCACTCGCGAAAGGTCGCTGCGCAGAAAGATGCTCGATCGAAGCGCGATGAGCGCAAGTCACTTCGCGAGGCGATCGAGAAGGCAAAGACGCGCGGCACGCATCTGAAGGAATTGCAGACCGCGTTCAATGCTTGGATTCGGGCGCGCGATGCTGGCCACGCGTGCATATCGTGCGGCCGCTATCACAAGGGCCAATGGCACGCCGGCCATTACCGCTCTGTCGGTTCTGAGCCGGCGCTGCGATTCGAGCCGGATAACGTCCACTTGCAATGCGCACCTTGCAACACGCACTTGTCCGGAAACCTGATTCCATACCGGGTCAATCTCATCAAGAAGATTGGCTTGGAGCGTGTCGAGTGGCTGGAATCCGCGCATGAACCGAAGAAGTATCTGATTTCCGAAATCACGCAGATGAAGGTGCTCTATCGCGCCGAGGTTCGGCGCCTCAATCGGGAGGCAGCTTGAAAAACACCGCCGTCAGCAGCAAACGCGAACCGCAGACCGTCGCGCATCAAGACCTGATCGCCGTGATGAAGCCGAACAAGCGCTACACGCAAGACCAAATCTGCGCACTACTGCCCGACCGGCCGCGCATGGCCGTGCGCGACACCCTGGCCTCGCTCGTCAACAAGGGCTTGATCTGGCGAGATGGCGCATCGACGCGCGTCCACTATGCGCTGCTCGAAGGCGACGCGTTACGGAGCGCAATCGATCGACTGACGGCGCACGCCACACCGCCCGACTGGATGCGCGCCAATCTGCAAGGCTACGACGAATCGCACCGTCAATTTCGCGACCTGTGCATGGCAACGCGTCGATAATTTTTGTTGCATCTCGGATGCTGTTACGGTATCTTTACACCGTCGCAGCATCCAAACAAAAAGAACGGAAGGAACCATGCACCACACGAACATGAGCAGCTTATTACGCACGCAGCGCCCGTTACCAGTGGCCGCCGCAGTGCGCGCATCACACCATCGCGCAGCTCGCGCACAGCAGGCGGCTCGGCACAACCGATACCCTGCGAGACAACAAGTGAAGTACGACATCTTGGGCGCTGCGCTGATTGAACGCGCACACGCCTATCTGCATGCCAACGAGCCGACACACCAGTTGACGCACGGCCTGGTCGATGCGGTCACAACCATTCTCGCGCAGCGTACCGGCGAACCGGTGCGCATTCAGATCGGCAAGGCGCCAGCGTTCCTGCGCGCGCCGGCCGTTAAGCGCAGCGCGTAACGAGTGAGGACACCATGAGCACGAATACAGACGCAGTGTTGAAAGATGACATTGGCGAATGGACTGTAACCAGCCCGGACATATGCAAATGACCGAAAAAGACATCATCGAAACCTGTGAGGTTCACGGGTTCCCGCTGGACCCCGACCAACTGGAAGTGGTAACCGCCGTAGTCAATCAGATCCTGCTATCTGCAAGCAAGCCTGCCGTGCAGAGGGAGTGCACGCCGGTTGCGCGGGTTCTGCCCGACATGGGAAACAGGGAGTATTCAGGCGTCACGCTGACGCGGAGCAAACCTGTTGCCGAACGGCACAACGGCAAGCCTCTGTACGACGCAGACGACCTTGCTGCTGCCATGCCAGCGCAATCGGAAGTATCACCAATCGTCGCGCCATATCCTGAATGCTCGTTTCGTATTTGCGATCTGCCGGGCCAGTGCCGTGGCGAAGGCAAATGCCATCATCCTGCCGCGCCAGCGCAATCGGGGGAGCCGATCTATCAGATTGAAGACAAAGGAGCTTGGGTGGACGTAAGCGAGGTCGCATTCACCGCATCTGATCTCGTTGCAAAGAGTCGTAAGCGCATCGTCTACTTCGCCCCGCAGCCAGCACAGACTGCCGTGGTGCTGGACGATGAGCCGACTACGATCTACGACCCAGCTCACGTTCGCGCGAAGTTTGCGGACTATCAGAGCCAGATTGACGGGATGAAAGAGGAACTTGCGTATGCCCGCGCCGCATCCCCGCAACCAGTGGAGCAGACAGGCGATCCGGTTGCGTGGCGCATCGAGCAGCGCGCTGGCCGATACACTTTCGTGGAGCACGTCGAGAACCTGAAGCTTTATGCAGGGGCCAACATCGTTCCGCTGTTCCGTGCTTTCCGTTCTGTCGATTCGAATCTCAATACGGCGCTGGACCGGCTCGAAAGCATGGTGACTTGGGAGCCGCGCCTGCTAGATGGCGCTGACGCAATTGACCGGCTGGAGAATATCAACGGGCTGCTATACGAACTGCTAAATCCGCATCCGACTGCCGTCGCGCAACCAGTGGAGCAGACGGAGCGGGCGCTGACAGATGCGCGCGATGCAGCGCGGTATTGGTGGGTGCGGGAATACTGCGACATCGACTATCGCGGAAACCTGCCTGAAGGGTTCAACGATAGCGGCGACGCGATTGATGCTGCCATTGCCGCCGCGCGTCCGGCAAGCGGAGGTGACAAATGCTGATCCGTCGAATTGAAGGCGCAACGCGCAACCTTGGCGCGCCGGCAGATTGGGACGGTGACATTTCAAAGTGCAACGTCCTGCCGATTCTGGATGTGATGACGGACCAGGGTCCGTTCATGGTTTCTTCGTGGGAGCCGACGCCGGTTGAGCTCGCGGCGATCAACGCCGGAGCCTCTGTCAATCTTTGGATCGCCGGCCGCTCGCATCCCGTCGTTGCCATCACTGCAGGCGAAGAACCAACAGAACAGGAATTGAAGGCGTGACCGAAGAAGCACGGCGCGTAATTGACACCACGCGAACACATTGGGGAATTTGATGGCAGGCAACAAGAAACAGGGCAAGCCGTACCGCCCGAAATGGAATGCAGGCGGCACCCTCTTACGCCACGAAATGTGGAAAATCGCAGCCGTGTTTGCGCCCATCGAAGCGATCCTAGCGGAGCTTGAGCACGACGGCACCGTAACGACCGACCAGAACGGCAAGCCCCTGTTCTTCGACAAGACCGAGGGCCACTGCTACGAAATGGGGCCGTCGATCCGCGGGCTAACTGACGCGTTCGACTTGCACTCGCGGCGCAACAATCGGCCCATCACGACGAACGGGCTCGCCGTTCTATGCCTGAAGCTGGAGATGCGGCGGGAAGTCGAGGCGGCCGACATCGCCGCGGCCAAGCGATCAGTCGCGGCAATGCGCGCCGAGTCCGCACACATGACATCGGCGTATGCGAGTCGCCTTGTGAGCGATACGCAACTGAAATTTGAGCTTGAGGACGTGATGCGCCGTACGCCGCAACGTGCCGAGCCGCAAAGGATGGCAGCATGACGACGAGAAACGTAAAGCCGATCTATGTAGACCTGCCGACCGTCGCGGCCATATTGTCGCTGTCTGACGGCACGGTGCAAAAGCTGGTGCGAGAAGGGGCGTTTCCGAAGCCGCGCATGCTATCCGGGCGCCGCGTTGCGTGGCTGATGCGCGAGGTCGAGGCGTGGGCAGAAGGATGCCCAGTTTCGGACCTGCCGCCGCCGCCCAATACCGGCCACAGCAACCGCCGCCGCACTACTTCGCAGGATGAGTCGCGGCAATCTCCTCGAGCCGCTGAGAGAGCCGCGTGAGCCAGTCGCGCCGCTCCGGGTCGTAGTGGTGGCGGTTGTAGACGCCAGCCACTCCCGGCTGCACGTGGCCGATGATCGACTCAGCTATCTCGTGCGGGCACCCCATTGCAGCCAGCATCGTCCGCACTGTGCGGCGCAAGTCATGCGCGGACCAGTGCGTTACAGGAATTCGCGGCCTGTCATGATCCGGCGCGATCTTGCAGTAAGGCATGTGATAGTAGATGCCGTGCTGAATGACCGTCTGATTGGCATGGCCGCCGGCCGATGACGGGAACAGGAATCCATCTTTCGCCTGCTCGCGTCGACGCCTCACAATCACCTCTGCCCGACCAATGAGCGGCACGCGCAAATCAGTCGCGCTCGCGCGCTTCGCGTTCTTTGTCTTGTGCTTCGGGATGGTCCACCATAGGCCGTCGCTTTCCTCTGTTATCTCGCGCGTTTCCATGCTGACGATTTCACCCCCGCGCGTACCGGTCCACAGGTACATCGTCAAGCCATCGGAAACGGCAAGGCTCAGGTTCGGCAGCCAGCGCAGCAGAATGCCAAGCTCAACATCGGACAGTGTGCGCTTCTTCGTGCCAGACGCTATGCCTTCAATCTTCCTGCCATTGCTGCGCAGCCGGCCGCGCATAACCTGACGCCACCAGTTAGGCGTGTTGTCCGACAGACGGCCAGCATCGAGCGCGTAATCCCACGCCCCACCCAACTCCATGCGCAGGCGGCCGGCGAGAACCGGCGTCGCGCGAAGCGAGTCGAGGAAGTCGAATGCTTGCGAGCGTGTGATGGACTCGGCCGGCGCATCCGCGATCGGCCCCAGCATGCCCTTGAACATGCGCGTCACTTCCGTCGCGCCCTTGGCCTTTCTGTTCGGCTCGATATGCCCCGCTAGGTAGTCGCGGCAAAGCTGCTTGACTGTGTACGCGGACGTCGGTCCAACGTTGGACGCCGGCTGCTTCGCCTGGCGCTTCGCCGCAGCAGGATCTTCGCCGGCGTCACGCGCGGCACGGTGCTTTTCCCATTCCGAGATCGCGCCCGCGTATGAGAGCGCTGGCCACTCGCCTAGTTTGATCTGCCGCATCCGCTCATCGATTGGCGACTTGTAGCGATACGTCCACGAGCGGCGGCTCTCTGTCGCCTGCAATCGCAGCCCAGGGAAGCCATCGAAGGTAATGTGCTCGCCAGCACTCAGCTTGCTCGCAGCGCGCGCATCAAAACGCATGTGATTCCTTCGGCGTAGGTTTTTTGCCGAGCGACGTGTCCCGGCGTAGGTTTTTGTTTCGATCAGCCGAAAAGTTACGCCAACAAGGTTAGTTTTGCAAGGTGACGATGAGTGTTAATGCTAGATAGCCAGATGGCACGGAGTGGCGCGAGAGGTATGCCATACAAGGCTTTGGAGCCGAAAAGGCTTATGTGACAAGGACTTCCGGGAGGGCCGGAAAGACCGCTATTCGTTCTCGTCGAAGTAATGACGGCGCCTTATCTGGCCGGGCCCGGATTCCCAGCCTACGCTAAAACCTACGCTGGCCATTACGCTTCGACGAACCGAAGCGGCCGGCAGTCTAGGAGGCGGGAACGAGTCCCCCGAGATGGTAAGTGAGTGCGGCCCCCTTCGCATATACTGTGCATCCATACAGTATCGAGGTGCGACGATGGGCATGTTCGACAGAAATGACGCGGAGCATCCATGCTGGCGCTGCGAGCATTGGGGCGGCGATATTGCAGACGGATCGCATGCGCTTTGCTTGCACGGCGCCGGCCGGCAGGTGCAAGCGCAGCCAGAGCGAGGGTGCGTGTTCTGGGTGCGCGCGACCGGCTCGGACGATGAAGACGGCAGCGATGGCATGCCGAATGCTGGTCTCTCCACTAGGAGGCGGCAATGACTGAAAGACCCACCGATGACTCATTGAACCAGCCGGAAGTTGTCAAAGCGCTGCTGGTCGCCCGCTACATCCTCGTCATTCATAACGGCATGAAGGTGACCAGTGAGGGCGAGTCGTGGAGGCTGGACTTCACGGGGGAAGTGGCGACGATCGACGCGGCGCTGCAAGCCGCTGGCATAGACACGACGAAGCCAATGCTTGCGCCCGTTCGCTGGGCGGACGACGCCGACTAACCATGGATGCGTCCGACCTGATGCACGCCACGCTGCGGGCCACGCCATTTTCCGCAGATGGATGGCTGTTTGAGCTGAAGTATGACGGCTTCCGCTGCCTCACGCGCAAAGAGGGATCGCGGGTCGAACTGATCTCGCGACAGGGCAATCTGATGAACCCTTCTTTCCCGGATGTTGTCGCTGCCGTGGAATCTGTTCCCGGCGACTTCGTCCTGGATGCCGAGCTTACGGTCGATGACTTTAAGGGGCGCCCATCGTTCGAGCGGCTCCAGAGTCGCGCCAGAACATCCGTGCCGATGCGTGTTCGGGCCGCCGCACGCGAGAACCCGGCGCGGCTCTATGTGTTCGATATGATGGCAAGTGATGGCCGCGACCTTCGCAGGCTGCCGCTCGCCGAACGAAAGGGCTTGCTGCGCGATAGCTTCGACGATACGGGGACGCTAGTCTACGTAAGCGGAGTCGTTTCGGCGGGAGTCTGGGTATTCAAGCAGGTGCAGGCGCGCGACCTGGAGGGCATGGTGGCCAAGCGGCTCGACTCGACCTATCAGAAAGGCCGGTCGCGCGACTGGCTGAAGATCAAGTTTGCACGGTATGGCAGGCCCGCCGCGCTGGGATTTGGACGGAAAAGCGGGGCGCGATGATTTGAAAAGTGCGCCCCGTCACAGCGCGACTGCTTGATCAGCGCTAGGCTTGCCCGCTATACCAACCAAGGAAGCGGGGAATCAATGAAAAAAATGGCAATCGCAATCGTGGCGCTGGCATCACTGGCCGGGTGCTCGTCATGGTCAACGGCGTCGGTGCACCGCAGTCATGCACAGGCGGCGATGGTGACTCAGGAGACCGATCCTGAAAACGTGAAAATCACAGTAGGCGACATTGCCGATCGGCCTTATGTCTTGCTTGGCGAAATCTCGGCGACAGTGAGAAAGACGACCATCTTCAACGCGGACCCGACGCGGACGACAGTCAATGAAAAGCTTCGTGAGCGAGCCGCACAGCTTGGGGCCGACGCTGTTATCCTAGTCCAATATAACCGCAGTGGATTCAGCCCTTTGAGCTGGGGCAGCCTTTCTGGCAAGGGTCGTGCCGTCAGGTTTCAGTAACACGAAAGCTATATGAAACGTATAGCCATAGCGCCCGCACGGGCGCTTTTCTTGTTGCGGATGGATTCCGTTGCCTGCCGCACATAAATCGTGATATAAAGCCCGGTTGCTGCGACGATGCCTATATGGTATTTTGTCTGTTACTATGTGCAGTATGAAAAACAAGCAGTATGTCAACGGAAGGAGGGCAGAAATGTTTAACTTTCGCATGTCAATCCGTGAGAACTTTGCATCGTTTCGCGACGATGCTACGGGCCGCGTTGTGCTTGTCGACTCGTTCGACAACCATGAATTCAACGTGCGACTTGGAACTCTAGAAGAGAGTGCCGATCTCGGGGTTGTTGTTGCCGACAATAACGATGCGCTTAACAGCAAGCTCCGGGAGCTCGTGTACGCGCACCTCTAAGTGAAATATGCCGATAACACAACAAGAAACGCGCGCGCTAGAGGCGGCGATCAACGCGAAGCTGGCAGTACATAAGGCGGCATTCAAGATGTCCGTGCACTTTTCCGTGGACCGCCTGAACGATCCCCGCAACAATCCGCCGATCACGCTTGAAGAACTCGAGTCGATCTTCGATCGCGTGATCGGCCAGCACATCATGTCCATCCTTGTGCTGAACCACGGTGACACGTTCAACATCCGCTGCGCGTTATCGCACATCAACATCCCTTGCGGCGTGCAGAAGGTCAACTCGCCGAACGCCACCATCACACAGAAGAACATCGTCATCACTATCATGCGCAAGCGCGACTTCTTCTCGAAGGATGCGATTGAGTTCAAGGTGTAGCAGCATCCACCAGTGACGCGACAAGACAACCCGCCCCGCAGAAATGCTCGGCGGGTTTTTTGCGCCCTACTTGGTCGCGTCGCCCTGCTCGATGAACCCCTTTTCCTGCATCGCCCGCACATAGTTCTGCAATCCGACCAGCTTGTCGATCTCGCGCTGGTCGTCGCCCGCTACTTCTGCAACGCCGTCCGCAGCCGGTCCAGCGAGGTCTGCGACGGCGGGGGGACCATCAGCGCTGCCGGCGGCGCTGGCGCTTTGGCCTGGGGCGGCACAACTGGCAACGTGGACGCGCACCCGGTCAGCACCAGAAGCAAGCTGAGCACGCAAAGTAAGAATGTCGTTCGCATGGCGTGAAACCTCATCTGTGAATTGTTTGTCGATGGCCGCGACCTTCCCCTCTGCGGCCTTCTGATTGGCGAGCGCTGCGGATAGCGCTTTGGCCTGCGCGGCTTGCTCCTGCGTCCTCTCCGCCGTCCATTGCGCGCCGACGTGCGCAGCGCCCTGATGCCAGCCGAGCGCGAACAGCGCGCAGACGACGAGCGCAACGAGCGCCGCGCGCCAGTGAGCCGCGATGAAGCGGCCTATCAATCCGAGTGCGATCATGTGTGCCTCACTTGCCAAGTTTTGCGGACACGCCGAGACCGGCCAACAGCGCAGCCGCGCCGATGCCGTACGCCTGCAAGTCGAATGGCTTGCCTGTCAGCGTGCAGTAGACTTCAAGGCCGAATCCGATTAGCAGCGCGACCGCGCTCCAGAAATAGCTCGGCTCGAGCGTAGCGTTGTCGTCGCCAGTGACTAGTTGCAATAGTTTTTTGAGCATAAGTTCGCAATCGAATGCGTTAGTTATCAATCGACCACAGGCAAAAGAGGAGTTCACATGTGGGGAAAGAAGAAAAATCAGGAAGCTCCGACCTATCTGAAAGACGCGCCCCAGGAGACCCAGGACTACATCCGAGCGTTTTTGCTCGACATCCTTAAGGTCGTAATGGAGCAGCTATTGCAGTGGGCGCTAGAGACCATCAAGCATTTGATCGTGCTCAACGCTGCAGGCTTGGCCGGCGTCGTGGCCATGTATAGCGCGACCGCTTACGCCCCAAAGGTCGCCGCAACTCACGCCGGGGCCGCCTTTCTCGTAGGGATCGCGATTGCGTTTGCTGCGCTTGCAAGCGGGTATGTAACAGGAATCCTAACGCTCAGAAGTATGTCGCGACGCTATGGCGACGTAATTCAAAGTCGGGCTCCGACCCAAGCGATAGCTGAGGTGGCGAACAAGGGATATGTCGCACTCAATTGGCTTCTAGCACTCGCATCCCTTATCGCCTTTATCGTTGGCGTTGCTCGACTTCTACCCATTCTTTGACGCGGGCTCATCCGGCGAAAACACGAAGTCGGCGCGCTGGATGCGCTGCATTTCCCACATCGGCAGCGGGATCATGTGGATACCGTGGTTGATGCCGCGGTGATGACGCTCGCAGAGAATGCGCATGTTGTATTCGCTGTCGATGAAGTCGGACGGCTCTTTGAACGTCGACCAGTCGAAGCCGGGATGCAGCGCGCGCATCTTGTCCCAATCGATGCCCTCGCTGTCGGCCCATTCGGCGTGCCAGTGGTGCACCTCGCGCCTCTCCTTCGTGCCGCACACCCAGCACGGCGTGTCGAGCACCGCCACCAGGTGGTGCTTCGTCTTGCGGAACAGTGCGGACTCGGTGCGCGGCGGATGGTCCGGATAGAAGATGCTGATGTGCAGCGTTTCAGACTGCTCGTGCTCGTGCGGGATTTGCATAGGCATAAAAAAACCGCCCGAAGGCGGCTCTCGTGGAGTGGTTGGGGTCAGATGCCGAGCGCATGCCGCGCAGCGGCGTACAGCGCCCTGCGCTGGTCGGCACCCCTCATGGCGGGGTTGATGCGCCGCGTGATGCTGTCGAATGAACCGGCGTCGGCCAGCGTGTTGCAGCCGTTCGTCTGCCAGAACCATCCGGCCGACAGCGCACACAGCGCCGGGTCCGCGCGCAACTTGTCGGGCGTGCCGACGAGATCCAGGTGGATCGCGTCGCCGAACGCCTTGTAGTTGTCGTGGAACGTGAGCTGTATCAGCCCACTGCCGCGATACGCCCAGCCGTCGCCGCTCGCCGCTTCGCCGTTGCCGTACTGGCTCGCATAGACGATGTTCGCGATGCGCTGCTGACGGGCAAGCGGAACGGACTTCTCGCCCGGTTGCCGCCCGAGCGTGGCCGCGAGTGCCGGCGTCATCCGGCGGAACGTGGCCGCCAAGCCCGCGACGCTGTAATTGAACGACTCGACAGTCGCGGACAAGGCGCCCGATTCATGGCCCACTTGAGCGAGAAACGCGGCGATGCGTTGCGGTGTATTCACCGAGAAGCGATCGCAGGCGGCGCTCAAGGGGGCCGCGTACTTGGCGGCATTGGCGGGTGTCGCGCCACACGCAGCGGTGAGCAGTGCTGGCGTGATCGTCATTTTTTGTCAGCCTTCGCTTCGAGCTTGTCGTACACCTTGTCGAGCTTGGCGAAGATAGCGCCGACAGCAGCATCAAAGCGATCGGAATACGCATCGAAGCGCTTCACTGACACGTATTCTTCGGCGACGTGTAGCGCGAGAGCTGCTGTCGTCTGCTCCGCTCTTTCGACGCGCGCGTGAAGCGTTCGGAACAGCCACCACAGCACGACGCCGCAGCCACCCGCGAACAGGATCAGCCAGCCATTCAGAATGTTTAAGTCCATGCGGCTCCACAAAAGAAAAAGCCGCCCGAAGGCGGCTGGTTGCACGTATTGGTGAGCCTTTACAGGAGTCAGTGAGGCAGTGTTGCGTTTGCCAAACAGTGCCCGGCACCGAACAGTGCGTCGATGCATGGCGCCGCGATCTTCGCCCAGCGCCTGCCCTGAATCAGCGCGTTGCCGGTGCGTGTCGAGATCGTCTCGCCACGAGCGCCGCCGAACAGCGCATTGCCGCACTCGTCCTGCGCGACTGCCATCGACAGCGCGCGATCGGTTGATCCGAATGTGGCTTGGCAGAGCATCGCGATAGACAGGATCGGCGCGGCAAGCGTGCACAGCGCCCACACCATCAGCAGCTTGAGTCGGCTCATAGTTAGCTCCAGTTAATCGCGCGCACCGCTTCGACCGTCGTCGCTGCGTCGATTTGCGCGGCAAGCTGCTGATTCTTCGTCAGGCACGCGAGAATCTCCGCCTTGCCATCGACGCCCACCTGCTGAATCTGCGCAGCCGTGTGCATCACGTAAGCCCATGTCCCGGTATAGTCAGCGCACCAGAACGGCGTCGTCCAGTCCGCAGCCACGCCGGGAAGGATCGACGCGACGACCGATGCGTTCAAGTTCTGCTGATCGGTCGGTTTGGCCGGATACGTATGCGCCGCGCCGAGTGCCGATGACGTGAAGCCCGCGACGATGGTCGCTTGGCAGGCGGCCGACACGATGGCCGTTTGCGAAGCCTTTACCGACGCGAGCAGCGCTGCGACCTGATCGGCGCTCATGTCGGTCACGGCCCAGGCCGTCACCCAATTGCCGCCAGCGTCCTGCGTCACGCCGTTGCGCGTGACCGTCTGCGCGGCGGTGATGGCCGGTGCCGGTGCTTCGAGCACGGCGTCAGCGCCCGCAAATTCGAGCGCGTCAGGCGTCAAAGGCGACGGCAGCACGCTGTCCGGATGCGCTACACGCAACTCAGCTTCGGATACGACTGCGCCAGTGGCGCGGATTCGGTATTCCATGTTTTCTCCTATGCCACTGCGAAGTAGATGAAGGTTCCGCCGTTCGCGTTGACGAGCGCGTTCGACGTGAGGCCGAAGCCTACGGATTGCGGGGTGAGCAGGTCGGCTGTTGTGACTTCGGCGACGTTCTTATTGAGAAGCAGATATGGGTCGTTTCCGCTAATGATGCCGCGCGCGGTGTCGAGCACAACCCAATCTCCTACCGAATCGGTGCGCTTGATGAGCACGAAACGCGCGCCGCTGGCGAAGCCGCAGTTGATCGTCTGCGTTGCGCCGTTGCCGGTATAGCTGCCGATGGAACTGATGCCAGCAAGCGCGCCGAACAGATAGGCTATGAGGTTGTCGCCACTCTGGTTCGTGTTCACCTTCGCCCCAACCGTGAAACTGGTTGCGGTCGGTGCCGTGTTGTTCAGGAAGGTCGTGTCGGTTGCGGAGATCGCGTTGGAGTCCAAGACAAGCGACTTGCCCGCGCCTAGCGCGGAGTGATACACGTTCCAATCGTTCGCTGTCGTGCGATCCACTATCCACATCATCCCCGGCGCTATGCCGAGGTTATGCGCGAGCGTCTGATTCGCTCCGGTGCCCTTGTAGCAAACGACATCGAAGAAACCGGGAGCACGAGCGAACAGCCAGTTGATGAAAGTACGCCCAGCGTTGTTGATAAGGCCGCCGGCATCAGCGCCCAGCGTTAATCCGCCAGGGTCGAATGACATCAATGTGTCGGTGCTTGACGAGTTCTCGGCAATAGGTCCCAAAGCCGTGACATACCGCAATGGCCCACGCAACCGGTCCCAAATGCATGGAGTGGTGGCGCCAGATGAAGATCGAACCTGGTCGATCACCAAATCCGGCGCAAACCCCACGCCCGTCACTGTTGCAGCCGCACCCGTTCCCGTTCGCGCAATCGCGTTATACACACTCGCCCCGCTCGTCGGCGTGCGCATCGGGCCGCGTCGGATGGCGAGGTAGATGTAGGTTTGACTGGCCGTCATGACGGCACTGAAACCAGCCGCAGTTGGCGCGAATGTCTGACCGAGGGTTGTCTCGGCACTGCTCGTATTGGCCGACAGAAACGCATCCGATGTTGACGGCGCCGCCAGCAATCCCCCGCGGGCACTGTCCAAAATCAGCCAATTTGCCGCTCCAGACGGATTCCGCACCATCACATACTGCGGCTCCCACCCGAGGCTCACCGTCGCATTGCCGCTCCCATCCGCCGTGAACGTCCCACACTGCACGATCCCATTGACCGTATCCGGGTCATGCGCCCACGCGTAGGCGACATAGGTCGCGTTCAGGATGTTCGCGTTACCCGACACAGAGAACGTCGTCGCACTCGCTGCCGTAATCTGCGTGAACGAGCCGGTCTGCACGGCAGTCGTATCGAGATATAGGTCGCCCGTCGCTGAGCGGTGCCACACAGCCCAATCGCCTGTCGAGTCGCGCCGCTTCGCCGTCACCATGCCGGGGGCGATGCCAAGCGCGTGCAGAATCTGCCGGTTGCTCGTGCCGTCGCCGGTCCAGGTCACTACGTCGAAGAACTTGGGGGCGCGGCGGAAGGTCCAGGAGGCGTAGGTGTTGCCCGCACTATTGCTGAATCCGCCAACAAACCCCAGCCCGAATCCTGTCGAGGAGACGCTTAAAACATCGCTCGCGTTTGCCTGTTCGCCAATAGCCGAATTGGTCGACAGCGTGCTCGATATGCCTCGAACCGTATCGCTGAGCCCGTGGCCGTTCGAAGAACTACGACTCTTGCTCCATATCAAGCCGCCCTTCGTCAAATCGATCCCATTCGTGATCGTCTGCGTCGAGCCATTGCCTGTATAGGTGTAGGCCGAAAAAACATCTTCAGAGTAGAGTTTTGCCTGCGCCCCCGCAGCGGCCAAAAGTGCGCGATGGCTCATGCGACCGCCTTGCCAAGAACGAACACGACCCACGCCGACAGACCAGCGTCATACGCCACGCCGAGCCAGTCCACGCCCGAGGACGTGAGCGTGCCGAGTGCGCCGCCGGGATACTTGGTGCCAGCCGGGAACGAGAGCGTGAATGCGCCGCCGTTCGTCACCTTGAGCAGGATCACTTGCGAGGTGTTCGCGGCGGGCGGGTTCGTGAACGAGAGCGTCACGGCGGCGGTCGGCGTGAAGCTGTATGCCTGCGCCGCCGAGCAATCGATCGACACTGCGCCCGACGCGTTGCCGAGCGCAGCCGATGCGGTGTCCATCGCCGTGAAGTGCGCCTTGCCGCCGAACGTCGCGCCGCTCGCGAGCAACTGCGTGAGCGTCTTCCAGATCGACGTGCTGCCATCGGTCGACAGGATTTTTCCCGCGTTGCCGGTGACTGACGGGAGGGGCGAAGATGCCGCCGCTGCCTGCGCACTGGCTAGGGCATTCGCTGCGCTCGTCGACGCGGCGCCTGCCGACGTGCTCGCGTTGCCCGCTGACGTATTCGCTGCCTGCGCGCTCGCTAACGCATTCGCGGCGCTGGCCGCCGCCGCCGCCACCTGCGCGATCACCCAAGTTGCAATGTTGACGACCTGCGTGAACATCGGCAGGAGCCGCGCGCGAAAGCCGCCATTCGCAAGGCCAGTCGTCGCGTTGCTGTCGTCAGTGACGGTCGAGCCATCGCCGCCGACGTTGGTCGGAAAAGTTACTGTGTTCGTCATCAGGAAGTTTCCTCAATTTCGAATGCGTTGCTGTTGAAGCCCTGAATCACGGTCGTGATCGGATTGAGCGCGCGCATGCGGCCTACGAACGATTGCCGGATCAGGTTCAGTGCGTCGTTTGGGTCCCATGCGACGAGCAGTTCGCCGTCCATACCGAGCTTCCGTTGCATTTCGAAGACTTGCGCCTTCGCTTCGGAATCAGACAGGTACGGAAGTGTCAGCTTGTGCACGCGGCGCGGCGCCTTGCGATCGAAATACGGCACGCTGCCGAGCGAGCGCTTGACTGCTGTGTCCGTCTCCCAATTCATCGATGCGCCGTACTGCATATTCGTCGCCGGCTGCCAGCTAGGCGACAGGAACAGGCGGCCGAATTGCAGAAAGCCGGCTGTGTTCGCCGTATCGTTGAACAGCACCTGCACGTAGCGCGCGAGTACGATGTTAGGCAGCACGTTGAGCAGGATTCCCGGATAGCCAGCGCGGTCGTCTTGCGAAACGGTGCCATCCCACCAGTTATCGTCTTCCCATTCGAGCGTGCCAAACGGATAGACGACGGGCCATGCGACTTGCCAGCCTGAGTCGTACTTGTTCGTGACAAACGTCGGGTCATCGCCCATCAGCACGCGCCATTGGCCTTGTGTGCTCAGGTTGTGGCTTGCGAGCGCGACCAGTTGCAGCTTCTTGTCCTTGCCGAGGTCGACGGCGAACTGCGTGTTCGGCGTCGTGCAGTCGGTCGTGCGTGCGACGCGCGCGAGCCGTCGGTCTTGCAGGTTCGTGAGCGGAGCCTGCCAACTGCCTCCGGAAAGCGTCGAACCGTCGGTCAGGTTTGGAAATGCCAGTAGGACGTTTGCCACGTCACCCCCATAGCGTGAGTGTTGCTAGATGCGTATCTGCGCCCGCGTCCACGCCGACGACCACCATCAGCTTTGACGGCAGCCCATAGCGCGGATATGTGAACGCGACCACGCTGCCGAGGTCGAGCGTGCCGAGTTGCGACAGGTCGATGTCAACGGTCATCAGCAGGCGACGCCCGAGCAGCGCGAGCCGTCGATTTGCTTCGGCCAGTGCGTCGGATGCGTTGATAAGCCCGGTGTCGTACACCTGCGTTGTCGCGGACGGCCACGCGGTTTGCAGCGCGGCGTTCGTTGCAATCTGGGTGCGGAACGTCTGCGCGAGCCATGCGCGCCGGTCAACCGTGACAGCGCCCGCCGGCTGGTTCTGCGTCGTGTAGTTCTTCGCGTAGTCGATCGTGACCTGATAGACGGGGATGCCCGCCTCCTTCACGTTGACCTGTTCGAGCACCACGTCATCGAACGTCACCGCCGGCGAGCCGCTCGGCGCCGTGAGCCGCCCCATGCGCAAGATGCCGAACCGGTCGAACGAGTAGTAAGCGCCGATACTGCCAGCGATGGCGTCCATCAGCGTTTGCCCGGTCGTCTGACCGTCTGCCCACACGCCGCACGGCGCTGAGTTCAGCCCATTAAGCGCCGTCACGTCAGCCGCGCTGATGTCGGCCGACGTGAAGCCGCTGTCGAGCGCGATCTGCTGCATGATGCTGGCCGCAGCCGTCATGCCGCTCGTTGCGTCACACGTGACTTGCGATGCAGGACTAGCGCCGAGGCGGAAATAGCCCTGAAAGCGCCGGTAATGACCTGACGCCGGCTGCGTCGATTGCAGCGTCGCGAGGTCGGGATAGTCGGCATCCTGCGTGAGCAAGACGCCGTTGTCATAGACCGCGGTGATCGAGCAGTTCGCCTGATCCGACGCCTGATAGATCAGGTTCGACGTGTTGACGCACTTCGGCGCGATGTTGAGCACAGAGCCATACACTCGCGGCTTGTACTGCCCTTGCATATCGTTTGCCGTACCATCGACGCCATTCGGCAGCACGTTGGTGCCGCCATACGTCGGCCTAACCTGCGTGAGTGCCAGCGTCTTCAGCCGGTCATTGACTACCAGGCTGATCGTCGTCGTATCGCTGACCGTTACATCGCTCAGCGTGCCCGATGCCGTCACGGTCCACTGCGCGAACGGCGTGCCTATTGTGCCAACGCGGATCGTGAACGGCCGGCCGTCGAACGCGTAGTCGGTCAGCAGGTAATCCGCCCCGCCATCGCTGTTTTCGAGCACGATATTGCCTGGCGTCGATTGCGATGCGCCGAACGTGGCGAGCGCTGTGTTGAAAAGGGACCGCGCAAAGTGCGGAGGTGCACTCAGGCGCGGCTCGTAATAGGCGTTTGCCGGCGTGTCGGACGGCAGCGTCATAAACCCGTCGTCGCTAAAACGAAGGGTCTGCAACGTGCCGTCCGACAGCCGGTAGCCAGTCACATCAATGGCTATCGTCATTTCTTGGCTGCGATCTTCCCGGTGTTGTCGCTGGTGTTTTGCAGGTGTCGCGTCTGCTTGCTCATGTCGGCGCGGTTCTCGGCGTGCTGCTGCTGGCCCTGTTGGAGCGTGACAGCGGCGATGGTCTGTTGGCTTTGCCGCGTTGCCGAGACTTCTGCCCGCAGCGCCTTAATCTCGTTGAGCAGCGCCGTCTGATCGTTGCCGCCGAAGCGCGACCAGTCGATGCTCAGCATCTGCGACAACTTCTGGTTGTTCGCCGACGTCACCACCGCCTCGCCCTTGTGGAGCTCGGCGCGGTAGCCATCGAACGGGATGTAATCGGCGCCGCCGGCGTGCGATCCATTGACTGAATTCCAGCCCCACTGGCCATTCGCGTTTTGCGTCATGCCCAGCGCGGCCTTCGTCGCGTCGGAAACACCGCCAGCCATCGAGTTCTGCCAATCGCTGACGCTGTACCCGCCCATCGGGCCGTAAGGGTTATCCGCGCTGTATGGAATCAGGCCATTGACCGCCGTCGCCTCAATCTGCGAACGGTTGAGCCCCGCGCCGGTCGCGCTGGGCGTGCCGCCGAGTGCGTTGTTGCCGGCGGCGTTCTGCGCGGCAAAATAGGCCTTCAACGCATCCGCGAGCGACTGCGTCGTCTGGTTCAGGTTGAGAATGCCCTGCACCATCTGGTTCGTCGCGTCGAGCTGCTGCTGCGCTGCGCTCAACTGCTGCTGCGCTGTCGCGATGTTCCGGTCCAGCGCAGACTGCACCGCGTTGTAGTCGTCGACATACGCTTGCGAACTTGCGTTGTATGCCTGCGACGCCGTGAGGAAGTCTTGCGCCACCTGCGGCAGATTGCCTTGCGCCGTCGCATCGCCAGACGCTGCGGCTGCGGACGTCGAATCGAAAAGCTGCTTCTCAGCGTTGTACTTGTCCTGTGGAGAAAGCGTAGACAGCGAGCCGAGCGACAACGACTGCTTCAGGTTCGTCAACTGCGTGATGAAGTTGGTGATCGACGTGATGTTCGCGTTGATTGCCTGAACCTGATTGTTGTACGCAGTTTGCACGTCGGACAGCGCCGTTTGCACGTTCTGCGCTGCAGATTGCTGCGCAGCTTGCGCTGCTTGATCCGCCGACGACATCACCTGCCCGAAGGCGGGAGCGAGCGCAAGAAGAGCGCTCTGCAAATCCTTCATCGGCTGGGTCGACGTGTCCATGTTCTCGACCAGCGTCTCAAAATCAGCGTTGCTCTTCGGCATCGCAACACCGAGCGCGTTGAACTGGTCCTGAAGCTGCTTCGTGCTCATCGCCAGTTGCTGAGACGGCGTGTAGATTGAGCTGAAGTACTGGTTCCACAGGGACTGCTGCGCGTCGGCCGCCTGCTGCATGGACTGCGTCATCTGGTCAAACGCCGGAGCCAGCGCCATCAATGCGGCAAACGTGTTCTGCCCTGACGCCGTCGTCAGGTCGAGCGACGAGACAACCGCGCGGAATGCATCCTTCGACTGTGGCATTGCAATACCCAGACTGGCGAAAGATTGCTTCATCTGGTCTTGCGCTGACGACAACTGCTCAGCGCCACTGAAATAGGCCGAGTAGTACGCCGATACCTCTGAGTTGAAGTTATCGATGCCGCCCGCTGCCGCGACGAGATTCAATCGAACCTGCGCGCCTGCGATGCCCACCGCGCCGAATGCATCCGTCATCGTCTTGCCAAGCATATCCGCCAACGTATTCGTCGACGTGAAGACGCCCGTCAGCCGAACGGCAGTTTGCGTCAGCGTCTCACCAGTCTGCTGATACTGATCGAGCGGGATCACCGCATCGACAAGGCTGTTCGACAGGTCCGTCAGCGATTTCGTGACGTTGGTCTGGTTGCTCCAGTCGTTGCGAATCGAGTACTGGAACTGCGACAGCTTGCCTTGCAGCCCATCAATGCCCCCGATGGCATCGCCAAGCTGGTTGATAGTGCCGATCGTGCCGGCGATTGTCCCGCTGATCATGTCCTTCTGATCTTGCGTCGCCGCACCGTTGACCGTGCCGTGCGCATCGCTGCGGAACAGGCCGCCCTTCGCGGTCCAGTCGGTGTAATCCTGACCCTGGAAGCCGTCAGCCACGGTGATCACACCGTCAACCCCACTGCTTGTTGCCTTCGGGTCCTGCCGACCAAACAGCCGTGAGATCGTCGACGCGCCGGTCAGAATGTTCGCGATACCGGACGGAATGCCGATCGCCTTGGCTACATCGTATGAGGCGAGCGACGCCGAGCCGATACCCTTTCCGACGCCGCTAATCGAGCCGTTGTCGGGGTTCCATCCTTGACCCATCAGCTTGGAGTCCGCCGCCATGCCGGCCAGAATCCAGCCGATGACAGGAACCCAGCCCATTGACGATGCGGCGCCGGTCAGCCCAGCGCCAGCTCCGAATGTCGATGCGCCACTTGCGCCCACTCCTTCAGCCGTGGCGATGCCGGCCGTAGACGACGCCACAGTCCCGCCAATGTCTGTGGCGAAAGTGCCGCCCAGCCCGCTCGCAAGCGTGCCGCCAACCGCTGACGCCGCACCGGAAGTCATCGCAGCCGTTCCGCCAAGGCCGAGATAGCCCGAAAGTGCCCCGTATCCCTTAGTGAGCATGCTGTAGCCGCTCGACAGGTTGTTCATGCCTCCGAGTGCACTGCCAGCCATACCGTTGCTTGACAGGATCTGGTTCGCAATACCGCTGCCTCCCATCAGGCCCGCAATGTTGGCAACGACATTGACGATAAACGGCTTCGCGAACGCCTGGTACAACTCGTTCACGACGGTCGATTCGAATGTGTTCACCAGCGACTTAGTGAAGCTGTCCCATCCATTTTTCCCATCGGTCAGCATCTGCAGAAATCCGTTATGGAAGTCGCTGCCGATGCCGTCAATCGTGCCCTGCCAGCTCTTGCCGATGTCGTCCTGCTGCTTCTTGATCTGGGCGTCGACATCGAGCGCAACCTGATCGCTTGCCACGCCGTGCAGTGCTGCAGCGAGCTCCTTCGCCTTCGCGATGGAGTCGTCCCACGGCTTCGTGTCCGCGAGATTGTTGTTCATGATCGCAATCGCGCGACCCTGCTCGAGCGCGGCGACCGTGTCATCGGCGCGCGATGCCTTCAGGTCGTCGATCGCCGATTTCGTCATGCCGAACGTTGCGACCTGGTCCTTCAGGCCTTGATCCTGCTGATTCGCCGCGTCGATCTGCTTTTGCATCGCGTCAAGCTGCGATTGCCCATACTTCTGCCAAACCCCATCTTCCTTCGCGGCCGAGTCGGCGATTGCGTTGAAGAAGTCTTCGGTCGCCTTCGAAGACTTCGCCTGGTCCGACTGGATCTGGTTATTGATCTGGGCACGCTGAGCAGCGCTCAGATTGCGGTCGCTCAACCCCTTCGCCAGCAACGCCGCTTCCTTGTTGTAGGCGTCGATTTCGTCGGTTGCCTTCTGAGCGGCCAAGTCGCGCGACTGCTGGTAGTACGATGCCTCGCTCACGCCGCTGCTCTTGTACAGCGCGTCGAGTTGCTTTTGCGCGCTAGACACATCGGACAGTTCTTCAGCAAGAGCGTCTTTGACCGCCTGCACTTCGCCGGTCAACTGCGTCTTGTCGATCAGGCCCACTTGCCCGCTCTTCGTCTTCTTGTCGGGATATTTGGAATTTATCTTCGACTCATCAGCAATCTGCTGCTCAGGACTCAGGTTAAGCGGCGTCGCGATCGTGTCGATATATGACTGGATGTCCTTCGCGCGCTTTTCTGCCGGCGTGGCAAATTGCGAGTTCCAGGTATCGTACGAGTGCTTTGCGTCGATAACCTGCTGATTCTGGCGATCGGCGCGCGCCTTGTCCTGCGCCGTCTTCACGTCGGCGTTGTATTTGACGAGCGCAGCTTGCAGATCGGCTTCGTCCTGCTGGTCCCATGTGCCGATTGGCAAGCGGGCCGCTTTGTTGGCCTGCAGGCGAGCCACAATCTCACCCGACGATGCCGTGGCGCCGAACGACCCGACGGCCTGGATTGCATCGCTGATCGCGCCCTTGATGTCGCGCCAGCCCTGAAGAATGATGCCCTCATTCTTAGCGATGTCCTGCGTCCGAGCATCCATCGCCGTCGAGAATGCTTCGACAGCAACTTGAGCGGCGCCGGTAGCATCGCCCTGTTTCATCAATGCCGTGATCTGGTCGTACGTTGATACGGTCAGGTAGTGATACTGGTCGTTCAGCGCGACCGACGCCTTAACGGGATCTTCCGCGAGCTTCGTGAAGTCGTCGACCATCTGCTTCACGGAGACGCTTGTGAACGTCGCGGCATCGGCCGTCGTCTTGCCGAGGTTCGCGATTTCGTCGCCGGTCAGTCGACCAGTGGCCGCCAGCGCCGTGACCGCTTCGGCTGCCGTGTTGAACGTTGCGCCGCCAGCGGTCGCCGCTTCGGCCATCGCGTGCAACTGATCCGACGTGATGCCAGCATAGCTGCCCGTCAAGACGAGCGCCTCGTTCATTTTCTCGTTCTGGTTCGCTACCTCTAGCATGGCTGCGCCGACCGCAATCACGGACAGTGTGAGCGGGTTCATGAGCAACTGAAGCGCACCCGCGAGTGACAGGAACCGCGTGAACGATCCGGCTAGCCGCGTATAGTTGCCGTTTGCAGCTTCGCGGCCGAGAACAAGCAATTCGGACGTGACGCCCGACGTGGCAACTCTCGCGCCCGTTGCCGCCGCAGCATCGGTCGCATACATCGCGGCCATTTCCTCGCCGAGCGCGATTTGCTGCTTGCGCAGTTCGATTTCCTTCGCGATAGCAGAGACCTGTGCGGTTTCTGCTTCTGTGAAGCCGGCCATCTGCGCGTCATACTCGACCATCTGCGCCTTCGTGGCGGTCAGCGCGGTAAGCTGACGACCGAGCGCTTCTGCGACCTTCGCGGCGCCCGCGCTTATCGTCGTCGACGCGGCTTCGAACTCAGCAGTTGCAGCCGCCTGTGCTGCCGCGGCTTCACGCGCCGACGTCGCAATGCCGACGTTTGCCTTCTCTGCTGCCGTCGCGGCAGCCGCCATTTCGTCGACGCTCGCCGCGTAGCGTGCGGCAGCAACAGACGAGTCGGTCATGGCCGCTTGAGCCTCGAGCGACGCAGCGACCATCGTGGCGATTCGAGCCGATGCCTGATCTTCAGATTCACCAAGCGTCTGCAGGGCAGTGGACTGCGCTTCAATCGCTGCGATCAGCGGCGCCGCCTGTTCGCTAACGCCAAGTTGCGCGGCCTGAAACTGGAGTAATTCGGCGCGAGTCTTGCCGATCGCGTCAACCTGCGATTGAAGTTTCGCGATGAAGATGTCGGCAGACGCTGCGGCACGCTCTTGCGCCGCGGCGGCGGCCTTCGACGCGGCTTCCTCCCGGCTCCACGCGTCGATCTTCGCGCCGAGCGCCGCGGCCATTTCCTGCTGAGTTTGGCTTAAACCCTTCGCCTGCGCGATGTATGCCTCAGTCTCTGCGCGATTGAGACCAAGTAGGTCGTATTCCTGCTTCAGCGACGCAAGATACTTCTGCCCTGATGCCGCCGCTTCGTTGGAAGCCTGGCTAACACCGGTATATGAGCTCGCAAGCTGCGACGCGCTCACCGACGTCTTCTGCGTAGCATCCGCCACGCCATTGAGCGTCGAGCCAGTCTTCGCCGCCGAATCAGTGACTGCGTCGAGCGCATCAGCCGCCTTGGTAGCGGCGCCGGCGGCACTGTTCAGCGCGGACTCGCCCTGCTTCAGGTCGCTCGTATCGAGGGCTATGCCGAGCGTAGTAATGTCCACTGATGGGCTCCTAAGATGGCGGTTTAGCGCTTGCAATCGACGAAAGCGCGATGTCGTCTAGCCGACGCAATACAGCGAACTCCCACGGCGCGGGACGTTCGCGGCAAAGCGTGAAATACGAAAGGATCTCGTGATACGACAGCGGGCTCGGGCCAAATCCACCCTGCCGCCCACGGTTGAGGTCGAGGAACCACTGCCAGACATGCGCGCCGGCCGCCGGCAGCGATGGTCCGTCAAGCTCGGGAGGTCGCTCGCCCGTGATGCGCGCGACCGCCTCGTATTGCTGCCTGAGTGTCGTGCCGTCGCCTGCTGGCTTCTGCAGCTCAAATTCGTGCTGCGCGTAGGCGACAAGCTCGGCGCTCAGACCTTCGTAAAATTTGCGAGGTTGCCGGATTCTTCGAGCACCTGCTTGCGGATCGCCGCGTTCTTCGTCAGCAGACGGCGCGCGTTTTCTTCGGTGAACGGGTCACTCAGACCGCGCCAGCCAGTCACGCGCACGATGCACGCCTCGACGACGAATGCCTCGTCATCCTCGACCGTGTCGAAGTCGTCGGACGGGCGGCCCTTGCGAGCGGCCAATGCGTATTCGCGGCGCTTGGCGTTCTGGCGCTTGCGAATGAACGCCGTCACCTTCTCCGACTGGTCGCCGAGAACAGTGACGAACACGCCCAGGCCCTTGCCGGTCTTCGGCGACACGACTTCGAACTCGTGGCCGTCTTCGCTGGCCGCGGACAGATCCAGATCGTCGATGCTGATCGTCTTTTGCTCGTTTGCTGCTGCGGTGATCTTGCTCATGTTCTGTTGCTCCAAAAAAGAGCGGGCCGACACCATTGCCGGCCCGCAAAATGCCCCTAGGGAGGAGCGCTAAAAGTGCGCTTTACTGCGTGTTTTTATACTGCCAGCGAGTCTTGAAAGCTCACGGTCGTAGCATCCGTCGCCGTGCTTGCGCCGCCGGCGATGTTGAGAAGCGCGGTGAACGGCAGCGTGAGAATCAGCCCCTTCTGGCCGTCATCCTTCTTCGCGCCCGAAAACTTGATGCGCGGCAGCGTGAACGACATGAACTCCGCGTCCGGCGCATTGCTCGTCGTCATCGAACACATGACAGACGATTCGGTTTCATTGACGAAGATGTCGCGCAGCGTCGGATTCTTGAAGTACGCCGTGATCTGGCCGCTGACAGCGATCGAGCCATCGAACACGTCCGGACCGACGTTCGAGCCGACGACCGAGTCCGTCTTCAGGTTGCCGTTGATTGTCAGCGTCAGACCGGTCACGAGGCCGACTTGCTGGCCGCCGACGAGCAGCACGCCGTTGACCGCGCAGAGGGCGCCAGACGAGGTTTCAGGCGTCGGCGCCGTGAAGTAAGCCGAGTCCGACGACTGGTAGTTCAGGCCCATGATCGCGGCCTTGATCGTCGACATGCCGGTCGCGGGCAGACTCAGATCCAGCTGCGATACCTTGCAGTCGCTGAACACTTCCGACTGGCCGATGTCCGAGAAGAAATGTTCGAACGTGAAGTACGTGTCGGCGAAGTTGCTGCGCGGGATCATCGCCTTCTTGCCGACTTCGGTCAGCGTCACCGACTGGCCGGCCACTTCCGTCACGATGCCGATCGGGCCGTTGAGTTGAATCACCGTGATGTCGGACGCGGTCAGCGTCGTAATCATGAAGTTCGTGGCGTTGTTCGGGGCGTTGGTGAAGCCCGTCGCGCGGAACACGCTACCGACCTTCAGGCCGTCAGCCAGGAACGACCCAGCCGTGCGATGAAAGTGCGGCGCAATGGCGCTCGCTGCGATGGTCGTCTGCGCGCCGGTCGTTGCGCCTGCCGCGAACGGAGCGCGCAGCGTGCCTGCGATCAGATCGGCGTACGTACCGGGCGAGATTTCGCCTTGAATGTCGCCAGCGATCGAGCGCGAGCCGTGGCGCATGTCGGCGACCTGATAGTCGGAGCGCAGTTCGGCCGATTGATACGTCGCCTTGTTCAGGTCGAGAGAGTCTTGCGTGCGGCGCAGGATCTGGCCGCCGGTTGTGGCCGCGATGACGCCGAGGCCGGTTTGCTTTGCGTAGCGTAGCTGCTTGGCAACGCCTTGCGAGATTCCACTGGACATGTATTCTCCAAACGAAAAAGCCCGCGCGAGGCGGGCAGGTTAAACAAGGAAAGCGCGGGTTTTACGTCAGGATGTTCGCGTAATACGGGATGCTCACCGGCACGCACCAGAAGCTGCCGTCGCTCATGCCAGGGCCGATCGTCGGCGTCCTTTGTATCGTCACCGTCGTGCCGCTTGCGGTGAGCGACGAGCCGCGCGGGAACCAGCCGCGAATGAGACGGGCCCGGTCGTCTGCGTTTGCCGATCCGCCATTGAGCGGATAGCAAAGCATCACTTGGAAAACGCCAATCTCGCGGTAGAACGACGAGCCGAGCGCGGGATTCTCCGGTGCGCCGCGCATCAGCGATGGACGCTGAAACGCCGTGCTCAGACTCGGCGTGTACGCGGTGTTGTCCCACGCTGTCGGCAGCGCGGGCGTCAGCGCGGCGAGGCGCGACTCGAGCGCGACGCGTACGGGATCGCTCATTTATCTAGCCCTCCTACGACCTTGGTGAAGAACGCGTCAGTCTCGGCGACGGTCAAGCGGACCATGCCTGACGGCGCCTGCGTTGAGTGCCCATACTCGAGCGGCTGCGCATACGGCAGGTTGTTCGTCAGGTACATCGTGCCGCCGATCTTGAACGAGAGGATCTTCTGCTGACCGTCAGCGAGCGTCGCGCTACCTGCCGAGTCGATCGTGTCCGTCGTCCAGTCATCCGCCGAACCTTCCGTGACGTGCCAGTTCGCGCGGAACCGGCCGCCGACGTATCCCGGCGGCGGCGCACTCTTCCAAAGGTCCGGATTGCCGACCGGCGACTTCATCACTAGGCTCGACAGCATGTCCATCGCGACCTTCTGCACGACGATGTCGCGATTCGCTTTCGTCTTCTCGATGAACGCCGCGAACTTGGCGCGGAAATCGTCGTTCTTGCTCATTTGCGCACGTGCAGGTTATAGAGCACCGCGACGCCAGCCGGCCCGATCGTGTTCGGGTTGATGACGCGGTACGTCACGCCCGCGACGGTCACGGTATCGTTGAGCGTCACATCCGGCACGCCGACAGCGGACACGTACACGCGCTTGTCGCCGACTTGAACGAGCGTGCCGTTGATCTCGTGATCGTTGAGGTCGAAGATCGCGCCGACAGCCGGGTAATCGGTCGTCGGGTTGACGTTGGTCGAGGTCGTCGGGTCATAGACCGCATCCGGCGACACGATCGTGACCGTCACTGGCTGGCCGAGTTCAGTCAGCAGATCGACGACGTCGGCAGCGAGTTCGTCATAGAAGCCGGTCATTCGAACTCCAGTATGTCGACGCCGATGCCGCAGCCGCTCTCGAAGTGCGATGCCACCTCGACCGCGCGCGCCGCGTTGCAACCGAGGTGCATGGCTGCAATAGCGAAGTCTCGGCCCGAGCCGATCGCGTGGAATGGGTCTTCCATGCGGAACGGATGCGGACTCGCGCCATACAGCCAGACGCGCCGGTCGTTGTCGACGATCATCACCATCTGATAGTCGTCCGTGAGTTGATATGCCGGCACGCGCGCGGGATCGGCGCCGCTCTTGATCCACTCGAACATCTCGGCGCTGCGCGACGCGCTGCCAGCCGCCCCAAACATTCCGCCTTCGAACCGAAAGATCTTCGTTACGGTGCGCTTCAGGCCGCCTGCGTCGCCGAGTTTGTCGGCTGCGAGCGTCTTACCATCCCATGCGATTACGGTCATGATCGGCTCATCGAAACGTTCATCCGGCCGCCGCCGTTGAGGAAAGTCGACACGAGATCGTCGACCACTGCGTAACGCGTCTGGCCGCCGTTCTTGTCGTACTGGAAATAGCGCTTGGTGATCGGGCCGACCGTCTTCTGCACGACGCGATCCGGCGATTCGTCGGTGTACAGGTCGGCCGCCAGCGCGCGCACCGCGAGCTCGCAGCAGGCGTCGGTGATGCGCTTCACCGGCCACTGAAAGCGCGCGATCTCGTTCGGGTCCGGCGCATAGAACGCGAACGTGCCCCAGAAGGGATCGAACGCGTTTTGCGCCGGATCGACGGCGTTCGCAACCGCCGGCGTCCGCGGCCACTCGAGCGCCTGCGTGGTCGTGAGCTTGTAGCCCTTGAACTTGTAGCGTCGATCCAGATAGCCCGTCGCAGCGACGAGTGCCGCGGCTTTCTGGTCGTTCGATGCCGCCGCCCACACCGCGTTATTGCGCTTGGCGAAGTAGGCGTCGGCGTCGACCTGCGCGACATACACATCGGCGTCGGCCAGGCCCGTGCCGTCTTCGACGACGATGGTGATGGTCATGCGTTAAGCCTCCGGATTCGTGGCACGCGCGAGCAGCGCAGCCAGTTCGGCCTTCTTCGCGGTAGCCGGGAATTCGATCTTGAGTTCGGTCAGGCGTGCGCGCAGATCGGGCAGCGACAGTGCCGCACCTTCAGCCGGCGCCGCGTCGGCTTCAGCCGTTTCGAACGGGTCGCCAGTCAGCGCATGCTCGGTCAGGAAGCGCACCGCTTCACCGCTCGCGATCTCGTCGAGCGTCCACTGCGCGTAGGCCAGCTTGGCGAAGTACGCAGCGCGGTCGTCGAGCGACACATCGGCCCACACGGCGGGACCGTTCGCGATCGGCTGCACGCCCGCGAGCAGCGCATCATTGCCGACGTTGCTGGTGTACGCGACGACAGCCTTGGCGCGAGCGAGCGATTCGGCCAGCGGCAGATCGTCGATCGGTAGGTTCGGGCGCACGTCGGGCGAGCGCGGATGCGGTCGGAACACGACGTCACCGTCGATCTTCTCGGCGATTTCTTCGGCCCACTTGGCGATCTCGTCGGCTGACTTGAACGGATGCGCCGCGTCGCCGACATGCTGGCCGGCGATGATCGTCACCTTGCCGCCCTTCGCCGGCGGCGCCAGCTTGACGCCGAGCTTGGCGAAGCGATCCGGCGGGCAGTCGATCGACGGCAGCCAGTTGAGGCCGCCAATCCCGACTTGCCAGTGCCCTTCGATGTCGGTCGGGCCGCTCGCGCGATCCACATAGCCGAGGTCCGTCACGATGACGGGAATGCCGCGCTTCGTGAAGTCGGCCAGCACATCTGCGCCGCGTTCGCGCAAGCCGTCGACGATGACAGCGTCGCACAGTTCGGTTTCGCCCTTCGCGTGGTCGCTGATGGAGCGGAAATGCGCCTTGTGGCCTGTTGCAGCGATGCCGTCAGCAAACGCGCCAGCAATCACGCTGCCGAGCGCGGCGTAGATCAGAAATTTCATGGATTGTCCGTTGATGCGAAAAGAGCCCACCACGCGGCAGGCTCTTTTCTCAGTGGCTAACTACAGCCGGTCGATTACAGCGAGGCGATGGTCACGCCCGCGAAATCCTTGAACGACGCGCGCACGGCCTTCCAGTTACCACCGGTGCCGAGTGCAGCGTTCGTCGGGTTCGCGCCTTGCGTGATGTCCCACTTGAAGCCCTTGATGCCGACGTTGTAGGCGAATTCGCCTTGCATGCGCACAGCCAGGTTCTCGTTGCCGGTCACGTCCTGCACGATCAGCTCTTCTTCCTCGGTGTTCTCCACGATCGCACCGCCGGCGGTCAGGCCGAGCGTGTAATACGTGTTCACCGCGGTCGAGCCGCTGCCGGTCGTCGTGATGAGCGACGCCGAGTCGGTCACCAGCACCGGGCGATTCAGCGTGACCGGCGAAGCGTTCGCGACCGCGAAGTTCGACACGCCGAAGATGTTCGACGCGATCTGATCCTTCACGAGGTCGTAATACTGCTTCGAGTGCATGACCCAGCACACGATGTTCGACGCCGCGTCGCCGAAGGCTGCGAGGCCGTCGACGAGTGCGGTCGTCTTCATCGTGCCGCTGGCGGCGACCACGCGCGACACCGAAGCCTGCGCCTGAAGCGCGGCGCGCGCGCCGAGCACCGCAGCGTTCAGCATGTCGAGCTGCATGCCCTTGCCGGCCATCTGGCCGAGGATGAAGGACATTTCCTCTTCGGTCTTGCCCATCATGATCTTGCGGAACGAGTCGCGCGACTGGTTGACCGGGCCGATCTTGCGGTTCAGCTTGACGCTGATCCACTCGTCCTGCGTCAGGTTCTGATCGGTCGCGGCTGCTTGCGACGTGTTGTCGCGACGCGAGACCATGCCCGAGAGCACCTGGAAGAACGCTTCTTGCGAGAAGTCGCCGCGACGGCTGATCGTCGAGAGCTGAATCGCGCCCTGCGATGCCTCGTTGAACGCGTTGCTGTTCTGCGTCAGCGTTTCGACGATGCCCGTCTGGAACTGGTCCTGATAGACCTTAAAACCGCCTGCCAATCCGCTTGCCATAGTGTGATGCTCCTAAAAATTACTTGGCACCGCCCATCGGGAGCGACATGTATTGGTCGCGCCCATGCTTGGCGATGTACTCCGATTTCTCTTTCGCCGTCATCGTCGAACGGTTCAGGTTCGCGTTGCCGGCGCCGCGGTTGCCGCTGCCACTACCGCTGCCCGACGCACCCGCCGGGAACCAGTGAGGCGCTGCCTCTTTCATGCTGTCGAGCCATTCCGCCGGGTTGAACGGCGTCTTGCCGTCTTTGCCCAGCACCGGCTGCCCGTCGTCGCCGATCTGAACGGCGTGACCGTTCTCGTCGAGCTGGAACATGGACCGCCCGCGGAACAGCGCGTCGTCTACTGCGTGGGCGTGAATGCCTGCCTTCGCTGCGGCAGCGCGGATCTGGTCGTCAAGCACGCGCGTGCTGAAGCGATTGGCGCGCTCATTCGCGGCCTGCGCTGCAGCAGTTGCATCGTTGACGCGCTTGTCGAGGTCTGCACGCAGACGCTCGGTGCGCTTCTCGATGACCTGATCGATCTTGCCTTCGGCCACAAGCTTGGCTTCGTCGTCGTTGGCGACTCGATCGAGAATCGCGCGCACTTGGTCCGGATCGATGCCGGCGAACCGGGTCTCGAATTCCTTGACCTTCTTGATCGCGTCGGAAGCAGTGGTCCGCTCCTTCGCGAGCGCGTTCTTCAGCCCGCTCACGTCTTCGATTTCCGCATCCAGGCGAAACTTCCCGTCATCGCCCTTCACGTACAGGTCGCGATACTTCTCGTCGACCGCTTCGATCGAATCCACCAGCACTTTCAAGCCCATTGCATTGCTCCTTGGCATCCCGCCAATTGATTGAGGTAAAGAACGGCATCCCGCCGCGTACAAATGAAAAAGCCGCCAAGCATCACGCCGGCGGCTTCGTTGAAACTGAATCGGTTACTCGTATTTCGCGCGCAGCTCGTCGAGCGAGAGCGGCCTGCCCGACTGGTTCAGCAGATCGCGCAGCGTGATCTTGCCGCTGCGGAACAATGCCGCGCGACCGGGCCCGAGCACCTTGTCTTGAAACGCAGCGCTCTTGTCGGCAAGCCAGTCCTCGAACGCGAGGTTCGCCGCAACCTGGCCGTTCATGCTGGCGCGTGTCGATACCGGGATCTCGTCAACGTTGATGCCGAGGTCTTTCCATGATCGCGTCAGCGGGATCAGCGCGCAGCGGCAGCCGAAGTGCAGCGGAGCGCCATCGCCATACGGCACGTCGGCAGTGATCGCGGCGCCGTCGAGCGTCCACGTCATGCCGTCACGCACCGCGCACGGAACGCACGTGCGGCCGTCGAGTGTGCTAACCCACTGCACGCCCTGCACCACATCGCTATTCGCCTGCAACAGCTTCATGCGCGCGTCAGCCGCCGTCTCTTGCACCGCGGTGTGCACGAGCGTCGAGACATTGCGCTTTGCAATCTCCATGAAGCCGTCAGTGCCGGCGATCTTGGCGACGATCTGCTGCGTCGTCTCGCCGTTCTGGTAGCCAGTAGCGACAGCGGCGCGGAACCGGAACTGCGTGTCGGCGCTCTGCCGCTTCAGCCAGTCCGATGTCGTCGCGCCCTGAACGAGAACCTTGTGCGCGTTGTCGGCGAGGCTGGCCGGCGCTTCGATCAGGTCGAGGCCGATACCCTTGTTCATCGTCTTCGTGACGAACTTGCCCTCGATCTCGGCGATCTGCGCGAGGTGATCGAGCACCTGTGTGCCGAGCGTCATGTAATGCTCGTCGATCGTCTCGTACGCGTCGCGGATCAACGAGTTGATGATCGACTTCTTCGCGTTCGGCGCGTCGACCGTGTTAAGCAGCACGACGAGATCGTCGATCAGCGATTGCAGCTTCTCGGCGGCCTTCGCGTCGATGCCCGACGATGCGCGCAGCAGGTTGATGCCGTGCTCGACGAACAGCGACGCGAAGATGTCGGATAGATTGCCCATTACTCACCGGTCGTCGGTTGCGGGTTGTTGCCGCGGCTATCCATCGGCGGTGCCATCGGCGGTGTCTTGCCACCAATGAGCGGCGGCTGCACTGCGATACGCTCCTGCTCGTCTTCGTACGTCACGTCAGGGCTCAGCGTGCCGCGGCGCTGCATCTCGCCGTACCACGTGCGCTGACTGATGAGGCCGGTCGTCGCGGCGGTCGTGAGCGTCTGCTCCGTCGTGCCGACTACCTCGTTGACGCCGAAATCCTTGTAGACCGTGACCTTGCCGCCATCCGGCACCTTGATCCAGTCGGCCATCAATTGCAGCGCCTGGTCGATCGCGTCTTCGAGGTTCTGCGCCATGTTGCCGAGCACAGACTGCTCCTTCTGGTTCGCGATGCTCGCGTCGGTCGCCGTCATGCGGCCACTCTTGACGCCCTCTTGCAGCATCTTGGCGCCGAGCGAGCGCATGCGGTCTTCGATGTCGAGCAGATCCTGCCGACCGGCTGAGATTGCATGGCCTGCGGTCTCGACGTACTTCATGTCAGCGCCAAGCGGCAGACGCACGGCAGACGCTGCGCCGATGGCGAGGTCTTTGCCATCTTCGCCGCCGATGATCGCGAGGATCGGCACACGCGCAGTGTGCAGGATGTTGCGCTGGTCGCTCGACGACTGCCAGTGCTCGACGTTCAGGTGCGCGATGTCGAGCATCGGCGGGCGCGCGACCATGAATCCGGTTCGCTTGGCGTAGAACGGCACGAGCGGGATCTTGCCGAGCGAGTTGACGCCGCTATCGGTCATCTTCCACGCGGCGTCCTTCTTGCCCGTCGTCAGGTCAGGCTCCCACACTTCCCAATCGTCCGGTCGCCACACCTTCACGCGTGTGACAGGCAGCGACGAGAGCAGGCCGTTCTGCTCCTCGAGGATTTCCCAGATGCGCACTTCGGTGAGCTGCATCACGCCATTGATGCGCGATGCCGTCCAGCCGAGCACTTGCTGCGGCCGGATGTGCACCATGAACGGACGCGCATTCATGCCCTGCAAGTCAGCTTGCGTCTGCGCGCCGTCCGTTGTCGGGTAATCGACGAGGATGTACGACAGGCCATAGCTCAGCCCAGCCTCGAAGATGTCGTGCGCGAACACGTGCAGGTTGCGCCCTTCGAGGTCGATGTCTTCGGTCATGTCCCGAATGTTCGTCGGGATGTCGTCGTTAAGCTTCAGCGGCTCACTGAACGGCAGGCCGCTCATCGAGTCGATCGTGTACGCGAGGCCGTTGTACAGGAACGAGCTGGCGAGCCGCGCCTTATATGCGTCGGCTTCCTCCTGCGGAAACTTCGGCAGGTAGGCTTGCGCAGCGAGGCGCATCCATCGAGTGCCACCCTTCAGCGCATCGATCATGCACCAGTCGGGCCACATCGACTCGACGATGTAGGAGCGTGCGTTGACGTATTCCATGTGTGCTCAGATTCGAAGTTGGGTGATGACGGCGGAACGTTTGACGACCGGCCAGTTCTTCTGGATGAAGTAGCCAGCAGCGTCGATCACGTGGTCGATGCCGCCGGATTTGTCAGGCTCGCCCGCCTGGTCATATGGTTGCTGCTCGATCGCCTCTGCCAGCTTCGGGCAGCGCGCGACGTTGACCTTGTAGCGGCGATGGCCGGCGGCGTTGAGAATCTGCGCATTGACCGAGTTGACGCGGTCTTTGATCGCCGGGTTCGTGCCATTCACGCGGATCGTTAAGCCTGCCTCGCGCAGAATGCTCAGGTCCGACTCGCTTGCGTTCTTGCTGCTCCGGTTCTGGCCGCTCGCGTCCGGATAGACCGTGATCGCGGTATCAGGAAAGCGCTCGGTCAGCAGCCGCGCCATCGTCGGCGTGTCGCGCACGTCGACCAGTTCATCAACCGCATACGGCATGTCGTCGCGAATGACGTGCACCGCGGCGGCCATCTTCAGGACGTTGAAGTCCATGCCGATATGCAGCGGCTCCCCGGGATTGCGCTCGGCGGTCGTGTTGTTCAGTACCCGGTCGAAGTTCGGATACACCGAGCCGCTCGTGAGGTTGCAGAACTGACCCTTGAGATACGCGGCAATGAGCTGCGGCGGATACGTCAGGAACAGCGAGTCAATGTAGTCATCGGGCAGATTCGCCTCGTTGTCGTACGTGCTCGCCTGAATCAGGCCGTACATAGCCTGCAACTCGGGTTTCGTCGCTAGCTGCTTGACGAACTGTTCATGAACAAATTTGTAGCCCTCAGGTGTCGTAGTGACATCGACACCGTTCTTCAGCCCGTCGACCTTATAGCGCATCCGCGCGATGATCTTGCGCCACGCTTGCCGCGCCTTCTCGGCCTTCATCACGTCGAGCTCGTCGCACAGCGCTTTGCCGATCTTGAAGCCGACGATCGTCTCGGGCCGCTCCATCGATCGGCAGATGATCGTGCCGCGCGACTTGCGCCCCTCGAAAACGTGCACCTCTTTGTTCGACTCGTTGATCGAGACTTTCAAGCCCCAATCGAACGCGACCTCCTCGACGGTCGGATAGAAAATGTCGCGGATCTGCGGATACGACGGCGCGAAGTAGCCGCCATTGATGCCAGGGAACTCCCAGAAGTGCTGCATCAAGCCGCCGCAGCCGACCCAGGTCTTTCCCGATCCGAAGCCCGCCACGTAGGCGCGGAACTTGTGTTCCATCGCGAGGAAATTAGCCTGTGGCACGTTCAGGCTAGGCATCGCTGCGCCTCCTTGCGTCCTTCACTTCGACGATGACCCTGACCGGCGTCGGCGGGTTGTCGGTCGGATCGTCAAGTTCCTTGCGCAGTCGCTCGTTCTCCATGCGCAGCTTCTCGGCGGCTAGAGCCTTGCCTATGTCGTCGCGCTTGTCGTTGTACATCCCGTAGATGCGAGATATGGCGTCGAGCGCCTTCAGTCGGTCATCGACGAGCGCCTTCAGCCCATCCTTCCCCTGGTGCACGCCGGCATACAGTCGTCGCGCGCCACCCTTCAGCCTGCGCGTGTCATGCACGTAGACCTTGCCGCGACCTTCGCCGCCGCACTCCGGGCAGACCGGATTAGGCTCGCGGTTATGGTCGAATCCGAAGCCGCCGGCCATTGACGGCTCAGGCTTACCCTCGTCGTCAGCTTCACGCTGCGCCTTCTCGAACTCGCCGTGCGTCCACTGATACTCATGTTCTTCGCCCCAGCAATGGCGGCAGTTCGAACGGCGGTACTCGACGATCTCATTGACATCGACGTTCGCCAGTTCCCACCAGCGTTGCGCGATCATTTCTGGCGTGATCGCGGTCTTATCCGCCAGTTCCTTTCGGCGAACGGCCAAATGGGCGACGATGTCAGGTTTCGTAAGGTTCTCTGCGGCGATGGAGCGCGCCGTGCGCTCGCTGTATCCGGCTCGAATCGCCGCTTGCGTGGCGTTGAGATCGACCAAATACTCATCCACAAAGCGGCGCTGCTTGTCTGTCAGCGCCATGTGTGCCTCTCGTTACGTGTTCACGCAGCGGCCATGCCGCTTGCACAGATCCGGGGAAGCGCAGTAATTGAACCGACACTCCTCGCGCGAATACACCTCCGCGCGCGGCACGACTTGAGCCGACGATTCGACGAGTCGCTGCTGAAGCAAATAGCCTTCGAGCGGCCAGATCTTCTGCACGGCGTTCACACGCGCGACCTTGCGACCGATCTCAGCATCGAAGTTCTCAGGCGACACGCATGCACTCTCGCCGGTCACGGTGAAGCCGTTGCGCAGCACGAGCACGCAGATTGTCAGCCGGTTCAGCGGAGAACTGTCGCGGACGTAGCCGTTCGCTTCCGGATTGCCTGCACCGAAAGTCGCATTGATCGCATGCCCAGCCGTGAAGTAGTGCTCGCTCACGATCGCGGCGTCGATGTCTGCCGGCGTCACGCGCGCGGCAGTCTTGCCCTTCGCCTGAATCTCCTGCTCGATGTCCTTGTCGCTCATACCCTTTCCTGTGTGTGATGTAGGGATTGGCCACGCCTGGCGCTTAGGAAAATCTCGCCGCAGCGAGCAAAGGCCCAGCACGTACCCCATCGTGGCCTGCCGTGGTTACTCGTCATGCTCGCGCCACTCACGGCTAGGCGCGTTGAAGTCGGTTAGCGCTTGCCCTTCGCCAGCACGGCCGGCGCCTTCGTGGCCGTGCGCTTCGGTGCGAGCGTCTTCGGCGCCACGGCGTTGGCCGAGCGCTGGTTAGCGGGCGACGCGGGGCCGCGCTTGATCGCTGTCGGTTCGTCGCCGTCGTTGTCGTTCGCGGATGTGTCGATCATCGCCATATGTGCTCCATTGGGAATGGGTGCGCGCTCACCGGCGCGTCGCCGCCATCGCATAGCGTTAGGTCAGCAACAGCCGGGAGCGGCGCAGTGAAATTGGCGGGCAGTGAAGGAATCGAACCTCCTCGGCTCGGATTTGGAATCCGTCCTACTCCCTGAGCTACCACCCTCGCGAATGACGACTGACCGGGGCATCCTCCCCTTTCGGGTCGCCAGTCAATCCGGCTAACAATCGCCATTCGTGAAAGTGTGTAGAGACCCGCTCGCGGTCGTGCCTATCCGGAATCCGGAGATCAGTCTGACGTTGAGCGGTCCCTTGGTTGCGCGCCAGCGGGGAACTGGCGACGCCATGCTCACACAGAGCATTCTTTGAACTAAATTCAAACGCGGTCGCGTATGTATGGGGTACATCTGCCGGTTACTTGTCCGGCGGCGATGCCGCGCCAGCTTCTTGTACCTTTCCCGGCGCTTGGCATGAGCGCTATTCTCAATAGGCGGGGCCGACTTCTTTAATACTCGCCCGGCTGGCGAACCCCGCGCTGTCGCGGCAGGGAAGCGGCTCAAGCATTGAGCTTGAAATCAGTCAGCGTTATTTCATGGCGCACCTCTTTATCTGCGTTCTCCGCGTTCGTCGCGCGGCCGGCTTAATCGTGATCGAGCGAGGTGAAAAGTTGCAGCGTGTTGAACGCCGCAGCGATTTCTTCCTGCTCGGTGTTGTCAGGGTTGACCGGCACCGCGTGCGGTCGCATGTCGACGGTCTGCAGCTCGATGCCGCCCGTGCTCAGCCAGCACCCGGCGCGCGATGACGATCGCTTGCGTCAGGGTCATGCGTCGCGCTCCACATAGTCCAGCAGCCGATCGAGCGAGACGTCGAGCGAATCAGTGACGTCGCTCAGCATGTCCGCGCCCGTCGCTGAGAACCACAGCAGCCCGAGCAGCGGCCAGCACATCAACCACGCAGCGCCCTTCATGCGCCGCCCGTCAGCTTGCTATGCATGCCGGCGCGGAACTCAGCGCGGCGCTCCAGTTCGCGCCATTTCGCCTCGTCGATCTCGCGGCGGCGTCGATTCATGCGCGCGCGGGCGTCGTGCTCGCGGATGCGTTTCAGCAGCAAGCGAAGCCACGGCGCGAGCAGTGCGATACACAGCGCGAGCAGCATCAGCGCGCAGGCAAGCGCCAGGCAGAAGACGGCGGGCAGAAGGTTTGCGAGCATGTCCAATCCCTTGCGAAATGGTTAATAGATGCTTTCATTGAGTGCATCATATGCGCGACACCGCACACAAAACGCCTATACGTATCCACCAAGCCCGTTAGTCACGAAAATTTCTTGCACATAAAGATGCTGTTACGGCATCATACGCACATGCCCAAACAAACAGGGCGCGAACCAACAGGAGGCTCGATGGAAATAGAACTGAAGTACGTCGTGCAGGCGATCAAGGTCTTGCACGAGGCGAAACTGGCATTGCAACGCGGCACGCCCGAGCAGCGCGGCTGGGCCGCAGGACATTGCATCAGCGCCGCGGTCGATCTCGAAGTACGCATCGGCGATACGCCGGTCGAACTGATCGAGGTGACGCCATGAACGGCGCCGCGTTTGAGCGAGCGCTAGACGCTCACTTCGACCGGAAGTATGCCGAGTATTGCGACGCGCTCGACGAGCAGGACGAATCAGAAGAAGACGACGAGCAGGACGACGAGTAACTAGCGCGGCAAAGCATTCGCAGCAAACCACCAACCACAACGAAGGGAGCAACGTATGAAAGCCAACCTGATCCGCATCGCGTTATTACCGCCGCCGGTCGGCAGACACATAGCCGATCGGCCGAAACCTGTAACCAGGCCGTGATGCGACCATGAAAGCGCTCACGCAGCGGAATCCTGTGCTGAGGTTATAGCCATGCCGTTTCGAGACTTACGTTTAGCCCGCCACGAGCGGGCTTTTTTACCGACTGATCGGATGCTGTTACTGCTATCACTCCGCCGCTAGAAAGTATGTGACGGCCATCACGTTTTGCTTTGGCGCAACACAAACAAAAAACCGCCGCGCGAGCTAGTCGGGCGACGGCGTTCTGAATAAAAATCCGCTCAAGCCATTCGGCGAGCGGTAAATGACTCGGTCGGAGTCACGGAAGGAACCGGCCAATCACAGCGCTAAATGCCTTAGACGCAGTGATCACATGGTAGAGAAATCGTACCAGAATCGTAACAGCATCGTCAAGCTCTAAATGATGCCTTTACAGTGTGTGTTGTATCGGTGCAAAGGAGCGCTTGCAACCCGGCAAGCAACTCCCCGCGTTTGTGCGCCGGGATCGCGCGAATTGCAGCTATCACCTCATAGTCGTTGTCGCTATCGTTCGATAACGAATCATGGAAATCGGCGACCGGAACTCCGCCGTTGTGTGTCGCCCCTGCATCTGTCAAAGAAACCATTTCAGCCCCATCTCCCGACTTATTTTCACTTGATCACCGCGAAATGCGATGCTGTAAGAGTAGCCGCTTCATAGCGTACCGCGCAAGCATTTTCGTAACTTTTTCTTACGACTAATACCGTTCGTAATAATTACCGAAAAAGGGTGCACACCTATTTCGGATGCTTTTTCGTACCGTTCGAATGGTCGGCCAGCGCTTCGTCGATCGGCTTTCCAGTGACGAGCGCCTGGAATGCGCGAAGCAGCACCGCACGCGACGCCTCGGGGGCTTGCCGATAGATCGCCATCACCGAGTCTTGAAACGCTACGTCGTCGTCCGACATCAGAGCTGCATCGCGCGAATGATCTGTGTCTAGCCAGCCTTCAGGCACGTTCATCATTTTTTCGATATGCCGCGCCGTCTTTACTCCGATCACCTTGTTTCCGGAGTTGATGTTGGACAAGTAGACCTTGTTCAGCTCCAGGTGCTCAGCGAAGCGCGTGAGCATGCCTCGATCTGGCTCGTCTGGCCACTTCCGCCGCCGGTCCTCCTTGAATTGCTCGAAAAGAAACTGGAAATTTCGAGCGCGGACCCTATCAACCTTCTCAATAACCATTACCCATTCCTTTTTAGTAGCGTGCGGGCGCTTGCGTCGCGCCTCTCCTTGACCGGTGCCACAGCCTCAGCGACTGTTACAGCATCCGATCCGCGAATATTGGACAGTTTGTAACAAAAAGGCAACCCCAACAGCATCATTTTTGATTAATTTCAGTCAGTTACAACGGCTACTTAATTCAGCTGGTTCGTTAACTTTTGCGGTGTGCGATGCTACAATTGAGTACAAACTAACCGGCAAAGGAGCCACCTTGAACGCGAAAGAATTCCATGAACACTACGGCGTCGCCGTCATCAAGCAACTCTTGGAGCGCATCGACGTCAGCCGCATCTACTGGAACACCGTCAAAAACGGCAACCGCCCGGTTAGCTTGCGTCAGGCGTTCAAACTTGCGAAGGCCAGTTCGGAGTTAGTCCAGTCAGGCGAGCCGCACATGACCGTCCTCGACCTGATGGGCATCAGCGGCGAGTCGCCTAAGCTCATCGGCGTGGCGCGCGGAACGAACCCTCCTGGCGTGAGCAACATCCCCGAGCCGCGCGTCTCTGCGGCGAAGCTCGCGGCGCGCGCCAGGCCCACGTGCTCGTCCTGCGGACAACAGTGCAAGCACGCGAATGCCGACGCAAAGGAGGCGGCGTAATGGCGATCATTCGCGCTCCACGCCCCGATACCAACTTCTACATTCTCGACAAGCGCATCAGCGAAGATCAGCGCCTGTCGTGGGGCGCGCGCGGCCTTCTCGTCTTCCTGCTGGGGAAACCGGACCATTGGCAGGTATCGGTCGCCAATCTGGTCAATGAGACGGCCGGCAGCTTGCGCGGTCCGGGCGGCCACACGAAACGAGACGGCGTCAAGGCCGTGCTCGCCGAACTGATGGCCGCCGGCTACCTCACGCGCAGCGATAAGCCGAAGCACAACGCAGACGGCAGTTTCGCAGGGTATGACTACCTCGTTTCTGATACGCCTGCGGCACCTGTGGACCGCCTTTTACCATCACCGGATAAACCGTCAACGGCTCAACCGTCGACGGCTGAACCGTCGCCGCCTAATCCGACACAAGTAAGTACTGATGTTAAGCAAGGATTGAATGGGAGCAAGGATTTATTTGGTTCCTCCGGCGACGCTGGCGCGCCTCCGGTCGCCGATCCGGAAAAACCTGCCAAGCGTAAAGGCTGCGGAAATCGCGAACCGGCGCCGAGCTCAGCAGCATGGGACGCGTACCGCGCTGCCTATGCGAAGCGCTACAGCGTCGAGCCGCTGCGCAACGCAAAGGTCAACGCCTCACTGAAGACCATCGTCGAGAGCGTCGGCGCGGAGAAGGCGCCGGAACTGGTGGCGCATTACCTGTCGATGGCCGGCTATTACGCTGAACGCCAGCATGACATCGGGGTCCTCGTTGGCGATCTGCAGAAGGTTTGGAATTCGATGCACAAGGCGACCGCGCCTATGCAGTACAAGAAGCCGGTGACAGCGGCTGACTTCCACGCAATCGACTATCGGAGGGGAATCAATGCAGACGGCACGTTCTAACGGCCCGCGGCGAGTCTCGTCGCTGCTCGGCAGGAAGATCGAGGAGCGCGAAGACACATGCACGACTCATGGCAAGTTCACGTCCAAAAACGCCAACTTCGGTGGCGTTGCCCGCTGGACTAGTTGTGACAAATGCACCGACGAAATGATAGCGGCCGAACGCGTGGCGACGGAGGCGGATCGGACGCGCACCGCGCGGCGCGATGCGCTTCTGAGCGGCTGGCACGGCGCGGCGATCCCGGCGCGCTTTGACTCGGCATCGTTTGAAACCTACAAAGCCGAGACGCCATCGCAGCAGAAGGTGCTGGCCGCATGCCAGGAGTATGCGGCGCAGTGGGACGATGTCAGCAAGACCGGACGCAACTTGATCCTGTGCGGTTTGTTCGGAACCGGCAAGACGCATCTGAGCATATCGATAGCGCGAGTCGTGGCGCGTCGCGGCGATCTGCCGTTCTTCGCGCGGACATACGAGGCCGTCCAGTTCGTGCGCGAGTCTTACCGGCCAGGCGCGCAGCGATCGGAGCGCGAATCCATCGCTCGGCTCGTCGATCCCGACTTGCTGGTTCTCGATGAGGTTGGCGTGCAGGGCGGCGGCGATAACGAGCAGATGATCCTGTTCGCGATCCTCAACGGCCGGTATGACGCGTGCAAGCCGACCGTGATCGTGTCGAACGAGGATCTGTCCGGCATCGAAAAGTATCTGTCGGCTCGCGTCGTGGATCGGCTGCGCGAAGGCGGCGGCCGGGTGCTGGCGTTCGATTGGGACTCATACCGCAGCCAAGCCTAAATCGTCATATTTTTTCACGTCCATATAGGATGCTTTTACAGTGTTCGTTTATACTAAGGGCATCGCTTTTATGGCGATAACCGGCTAAAAAATATTTGTCTAATGAATTCAAAAAAGGAACATTTAATGAAACCTTCTAAGGCATCTTTAACCCCGCGCAAGAAATGGGCGTCCCTCAATTTGGGCTCGTCAGTGATCGACAAGGATATTCCAGTGCCAACCGAGGCGCGCGGACGCAAGCGGATATGGCCGTTTGCCGACATGGAAATCGGGGATTCGTTCTTTCTGGCCGGCGACGGCGTCGAGTGCCAGCGCACCCTCGCAAGCGCCTCGACGTATTACCAGCGCAGGCACGGCATGGCATTCGTCACGCGCAAGGTCGAAGGCGGCGCCCGCGTGTGGCGCGTGGCCGCACCGGAGGTCGCATGAAAGAACGTCCGATCCTCTTCAGCGGCCCGATGGTGCGTGCCCTGCTCGAAGGCAGCAAGACCCAGACGCGCCGAATCGTGAAACCAACCGGCGCGCATCACATCTTCCAGTTCAGAGGGGAAGACGATGCGCACGGCGCGGACGAGCCTACCGGCGAATGGGCCTGGTGCCGCGCTGAGTGCGTTGTGAGCGAACACATCCGCTGCCCCTATGGAAAGCCCGGTGACCGTCTGTGGGTGCGCGAGACTTGGCGCGGCGTCGTAGAGATCAACCCGCCGGGCAAGTCGACCGAACTCGGCGTCGCCCGATATGTGCCGGATCAGGAGTATTGCCGCCGTGTCGAGTTTCAAG